TTTGTTGCTCAGGTACTTAAAAAAAATATTTTATAATAGTGTTGCGGAATTAAGGGTTATCACAAAACCTGTTCCATCACCGTCAACGCATCTTATCAACTCAGCTTCATCATCAACAACTTCAGAGACCTTATACTTTACAGCAAAAGCAAAAGCGTTAGTTACGTTCTGGTCTGGTTGCCTTAACGGAGCATATTGAACGACAGCACGAGCTTTGTCATTCAATCTTAACGCATTTCCAATCCATCCGTCACCGCCCCATTTGAATCCTTCGAACACAGTTTGAATGCCGTTATAACTCCATTCTTCACGGTTGACATCATTATTATTTCTTCCCTGTGCAGAAAGTTTGAGAGTCATTCCGTCTGTGGGTTCACTTATATTGAGTTCACTCTTCTCTGCAATCAATCTGAAGCTGTATTCAGTTTTGCCTACAACAATCCGGCACTTCTGTTCTCCATAATTAGAAGCACGAAGCGTAAGATTCTGTACAACGAAAGGAACAGATGATGATGAGGCTACATCTTCACCAACATATACGATGGCATTTGTAGGAGTTTCTTTAGGATTATATGCGGCATAGGATAGTGTATATACATCAAACTGCTTTGTTTGTATGTAAGGCGTATTTTCTCCCAAGATAAGGCTTCCATCAGGATAGTCGAACCTTGCATATACTATCGGAGCATTATTATCAGTTTCTCTAACACCTATTGCAAAGTATATGCTGTTTGATTTAATTATATTATCCTCAGACAGCTCAAGTTCTACGACAAGCTGAACAGAATGGGTTCCATGTGACATTCCAGATGTATCTATACTGAATGATCCATTCGCTGTTGAAGCAGTTATACTTCTATCTTCCTTGTCAACACCATCAACGTAGCACCTTAATGTTTTGTTTCCTGCTCCTGACAGAGCATAAGGGATAGTGACACTATCTCCTCTATTGATAGATGTTGCAATATTGAATGAACTGGATAGAGTCAACTGAACCACATTGATTGTCCATGTAATTTGAGAAACCTGCATCTCTGCGCCTTCACCGACCTGAACCTTTACCCTTACAGTATTGGTACCTACTCCCATATACTTTGTCACATCAACAGTATTGCTGCTTCCTGCATAGATGTTACTTTCTAATGTATTGGTGTTAGCACCTTGTATGATTGTCACTATCGCCTTAGCCGGATTTCCCGTTGATTCTCCAGTCTCAGAATTGACATGGTCATACTTGTATGTCAATTTCACATCGTCTCCAATCTTTACAGTCTTGTTAGCTGTAACGCGAGTAAGAATTACCTTCGTTGCAAGACTGCTTCCGCCACCGGCACCGGAGAACTGGTCTGTAGTACTTATCACTTCACCACCTGCATTCAAAAGAGAGATAGAATATACCTTCTGATCACCCTCTCCTATCTCGTTCAATTGTATTCCTGACGCCACCGAGCCTGTATTCTTCTTTAACTCATTGAATACAGCCTTTCCACTTACAGGGTTAGTTGAATTTTCATTAACGGCCTGGTCCACTTCAACAACTGGTATCTCAAGGTCAACCTGTCCATGTTCATCCGGCGTCAACTCTTGAACAGAAATACCTTTTGTTACTTTAATTTTCTTAATCGCATCTCCACCTCCGAAACGTTCCCAGGCAGAAGGCTCAAGCCAGCTTTCAATGCTGGTTCCTGAAAAACGATAGTCCTCCCATTTACCTGCAGATACTTCGAATGTAATAATCTTACCCTTCTTATCTTCATCATCTATCTTGTCGTTTGCGATTGCCTGAAGTGCTGTTTCAATAGTGTAATACCCTTCTATCAATGGATGCTGCACAGAAACATTGTAGAATCCGCTTCCAGTACCTCCACCAGAAATCTGTTTCCAGTTACTTTCAGTGCTCCAGTTTTCAATAGAATCACCGGTGAAAGTAACGTCAATCCATGAACCATCATCGGAAAGATAACGCACTTCAAACCCATGAATTCTGAGTTCTTCCGGAACAAGATTGACAGCGGAAACCAAATCTAATCTTTCGCCATTTTTAGATACATTTTTAAAGAAGATATTTTCATCAATCTTATCAGATAGTTCTTTCTTGGTATCAGTAATGCTCTTTTCAATCTCATTGAACTTCTTAAAAAGAGTAGAATTAGCTACAGGACGGTCTGAATCTTCAGATAGTTCCTTATCTGTAATAGTAATAAGCTCTCCTCCATCCTTCCATTTATTTGTCTCTGTATCCCAGTTATAGATGTGACGAGGATTTCCAACAAATGCATAGCAGCCAATAGTTCCCCTAACCGACTGTAGAACTTCTTCAGATTCAAAATTACCTTTGAATTTAGATACATAATCAGAAGGATAACAAGCTGAAGTTAAAGTTATTCTATTATAATCAGGATTAGAACTTTCAACGCCAGAACATTTAAGAGTTAATACACCAGGATCTGATTCTTCTTCATTAGCAACAATCCTTCCAGTCAAATAAGGATTAATTGCTTCTAAATTCATTGAATAATTTTTATTTACACTATCTTGTAAAAAAATTACATTATATTTCTTTCTATCTAACAGTGCTTCTCCACGTACCTCAAATGATAAAATAAAGAATGGGACAGTACATGGTATTTTAGTAACGTACTTATTACTTCCATCAAAATTTATAATTATACTATTTAAATCTAAATAATTATATTCAGTTACAACAGACTTTATCCCAATATTTTTTAATACTTGCGCTTGTTCTTCTTCCGATAATGATTGTTCGGTCTTAAAAAGTACATCATTCGTTACCCTTTTAGCAGCATCTTCCGCAATAGAAACAGCTTCTTCTCCTTTCTCCTTAGCATTGTCCCCCTGTTCTCTCGCATAATCTCCCTGTTCTTTCGCATACTGCGCAAGTTCACCTGACTGGCCGGCCAATACAGCCTGTCTCTTTGCTTCTTCAGAATACTCCTTGGATTTTTCAGAATATTCCTCAGATTCATTTGCAGACTCTTCGGACTTCTCAGCATAGTTCTGTGATTCGGCGACAGCCTGATTAGCATCTTGAAGAACTTTTGAAGATACATCCTTTGCAAGATTCTCAGCACTGATTTTTCTTCCCTTATTCAGCTCTATAAAATCACCCTCTGAACAAGATTCAACCTCACTCAACTGGTCTATTGTAGCAGAATTTGTCTGTAAGGATTGAATCACAGATGATATGATTTCCTGTTTTTCTTCGTTTGTCATAAATCTATAGTTTTAAATCTGTAATTATCATTATCAATGGTTCTATAACGTGAATCATCTACACGTCTCATTATCATCTTGTTGTTCGTTTCAATATCAGGATTTAACAATGAAACCCTTCTTATTACCTGCTTGAACACATAAGACCTTATACCCTCTACAAGTACATTCATTTCAGGTACATTAGAATCAACCCTTGCATACCTGATTCCGTCAACATAAAAATAGCTGCAACATAATGCTTTGTTTAGCAACTCTGCATACCACACTGGACAGCCTTTTGAACCTCCCATAGTAAGAGTCTTCTGTACGTTGTCAATACTATATATGTCAATAACATCATTACCTGAAGTTGTATACTGCTCATTATCTACTCCGAAAACCCAATCATCATCCTTGAATCCACCAGGTATCCTGAAATCAAAAAAGTATTGCATGTTGTCAATCCAAAATACGGCATCCTTTCTCATCAGATTATTAGGATTTGAATACTGCAATAGAACAGTTCCAGAGACATCATCTGTCACACGGAATACTTCTGAACATACACCCTCAACTTCAACAAAATATAAGCCATTGTTCAATCCTGTTATTTCTGTGAAATACAAAGTTTCATTGGGGTTCATCAACCAAGACCTCATGTTAACCATCCGCCTTTTCCCGATTATATCAACGATATATACTGATGGAGCATTACTTTCATTGTATGCTATTATTTGCAAAAGAATATGGTCATACGTAGAAAATGACTGCACATATCTGCTTGATAATCCAATATCCGTAGATGGATTGAAAAACAATGGTGTAAAAGGACTTATCTTATACATATTACTTAATTTCTATAAGTTCATACTTAACCGCTTCCACATTGGATAAGCTGAATTCCAAGCTTTTAATAGATCCCTTATATGTCTTTCCTTGATTTGATAATTCTATGCACAAAGAGTTCAAATTACTATCAATTATAGTATTCTCCATTGTGAAAGAAAAATTACCATTACCAAACATAGAACTTCCCATATCTATATCAGAATTCACTTTTCGCCCGTCTATAACGATGTCAGAGTTACCTTCAGATGATGCAAATGTCAATTTCCCAGCAAACGAAGATAAATAAGCCATATTCGCTTCTATCATATAAACTGGAGCAAGTTTCGCATTAAAAATGGAATAAGTATATGTACCCTGAACATCTACACTTCTGTCAAGATCATATCCTGATTCATTTTCAACTGCGCACACAATAAATATCTGCTGGTCACTGTCTGTTGTCGTTGAATCCTGATTTCTCTTTTCAGCCAATTCAACGAACCCATAGCAATCTGCCCTATACGGTGATATAAGAGTCAGTTTTGAATCTTTTATAGTACATTCGGTGGTATATGTATTGTTGAAATTGAATTCATCAGAACCATTGTTTCCAAAGTCATAATCCTGCTTTTCATATCCAATCTGTACGGATGAATATATTCTGTCGGAAGCTACCGAATAATTAAATTCAGACACATTTCCTATAACAATCTTATTATCGGTACTAAAAAGCTCACTCCTGTGTACAAAACGCACATCATTACCATCAATTATATATACATATCCATATACGGCTTCCATATATTCACAGAACTTCGAGAAAGATGTATATATTCGTGGAGTAGCCATTTCACGGATACTCTCTGCTGCGACAAGACAAGAATTTTTCAACCTGTCGTTAGTTATTCCTACTACACTTTCAATAATAGAACCGGTAATATCCTTTCCAGGAAATATCTTTTTCAATATTGCATTAAGTAATGTAACAGGCCTTACAATATCAATCTTGTAATTGTCACCCCTTTCATCCCATGAAGCACCACATTCACCAGTGTTTACTCGCAAGCTTGACAAATCTGCATGAGTTTCATTTAAAGGATTATGATTAAAAACAGCATACTGAAGCTTTTCACCTTTCTTCAACTGACCGGTCCACTTAATTGAATTCGGTCTCGTATTTGAGTCAAGCGAAAGCATATTTGAATATCCACATGTCAGTGGTTGTACCACACATTTAGTATCAATCTTAAACAAAGCATATGCAAACTGATTACTACCTGAGAACTCTATGGAACTAAAATCAATTGTTATAGTATTGTCTCGCAGACATTCCAAAAACCAGCTTGTATTACAAGGATTTGCAGGGAATCCCCATCCTGTGTTGTCACCTGATGCAGAAGGCATAGATTCAGACTGGTCCTGAAAAACAAATGACTTGTTATGAATTTCAGAACCAGAATCTGTAGTTCCGATATATGGTATCCACCACCAGTCCGGCACCCTGTTGTCAAACTCTTTCCTTGTGTAAGATTCTCCTTCAACAGTTTCACCGGATAATATACATACCTTCTCATTCCTGATTATAACACCATCATAATTCAGTTTTTTATCATTCTTCAATTCGTCTACAAAAAACTCATACGTAGTGCCCTTATTAGCATTTAATATGGATTCAATATCATTATCAAGGCATGATATACTTGCAGTATATGAGTCGTAGCTAAAAGACGAGAAATCAAGCTGACATTTAAATAGTTCAACAAAATCCCAGTTATTAATAATTTGTGATATTGAGAAGTAAACTACAGAATTAATTCCTTTTGATTCATACACTCCAATCAGCTTATCCCTTGCAGAAAAAACAAAATTAATTGTACTACCACACTTTCTCGTTACTCCGTTTAATCCTGTACGAGTATATGTTATCTTGATGTCAGACAGATTTTCAATCATATCTGAAACATCCATAACATCTGAGTCTATATGTAAAAAATATCTACAAATCATCCTGTCGTTAATTCATTCTCAAATATATAAAAATAGGCAAACCGACTACGGCTTGCCTAAAATCCTGCTCATCCCAAAACACGCAAACAACTGATATAAAACACATTACACAAAACCGAACTATTTAACCATGCTACTTCTGCAGACAAGTACATCTCCAGCAATCCAGTCTCCAGGACTTATGGATTCCGATGCCGTTGCCAGTACTGTTGCTACATAATTGAACTGCTGAGACTCAATCTTCCCTTCAGAGTTAACAATCATAATATATTCATCAGTCAATTTTATTGCAAACCCCTCCTTATCAAATTCCTTAAAAATCAAAGGGCCTACATTCTTTCTTATTGGAACAATCTCTATATATCCATTAACAGAATCCTGCAATTCTTTCAACGAGAAATCACTCCCGTTTGCCGGGAAAGTAAATGATACTTCCCCGGAAGTAGTAACAATAAAACTTTCCATATCAATAAACGGTTACAAGGTTTTCTATCTTAAAGCATCTCATCTCTCCTTTATCTACATCAAAGTATGCAAATGTCTTGTAACTTGGCTTTGTCAGTTTTTTCCCGTGAATTGATGTTCCGGCCGGAAGATTGTACAATGTTCCTGAAGCATGTCTGATGCTTCCGTCAACTTTCTGGAATGCAAATTTCACAATACCCTTTCTCATATTTTTAGCAAGTCTGTATAACTCCCATGCCTTAATAAGACAGATTTTCCACGTGTATTCTGTTGTTTTTGCTAACTGATGTGCATACTTCATCACTCTTACTCGAAAATTACTCTTTTCCATAATGCTAATTATTTGGTTTGACTTATATTTTAATTGTACTATAAAGATAGTTCAGATTGACTATATATGCAATCGTAAACTTCGCCATTTTCAATTGTCAAACCATAATTAACTTATTAATCTACAACACATTGCCTAATCATATTCCGAGCAAACGAGATACGGCTACGAACCGTACCTAATGGTATATGCATCTTTTTTGCTATCTCTTCATAAGAGTAACCCTCAGCATACATTATAGCGCAATCAACGGAACATGATTTTCTCCTGCATTTTTCAATTATCCCATAAAGTTCATTCCTTAACATTTCATTGTCCGCATCGAAATAAGAATGGATATGCTCAGCCTTCTCCTCAGAATCGAAACGTATCAATGATTCATGATTGTATGTTGTTATATATGTGTTCAACATAATAACGCTGCACCATGGTCGGAAGCTCTTGGAAGAATCATATTTACTTTTATTTGACAGAATCTTATACACAGTCTCTTCGGCAAGGTCTTCTGCGTCCATCATATTCCTGCAATACTTTCTTGCCAGTCCCAATATCCACTGATATTGCTCAATCACTATCTGCTCCAACCCCATGTCCATGCAATATTTTCATTCGAGATGATGAAAACTTATTCTGCTTCTCAGTAGTCTTTCTGAGTAAGTCTATAAGAAAATCCGGGTTGTCGCAAAGTGACGATAAAAGATGAATTATTATGTCACATTTCTCATTAATTACTGGCAATAAAGCCACATTGTCGAATTTTTCTTCCATGTCTATTACGATTATTAGTGTTACAATCGTGTTACAAACCAAACGGAAAAAAATTCGACAAGCAGCAAAAAAGTTATCTAACGATGCAATTTTCTTTTAATTTCAACATCTGCCTGATGAACCATATTCGCATACACACCTGCAGTAATGATTCTTGTGTCAATATTCATTTTGAAATAAGTCATAAGAAACGCTATCTCCCTGTCAAATGATGCACGTACATCATCAGGAGTATTTTTCTTTCTATCAGCAGAAGAAGTATCTTCAATCCTCTTTCTCATGTACTCCGCTTCTGCAATCATACGGTCTATTCTTGAAAGAATCTTTTCACGCTCAATACCAGTAATTCCCATTTCTGACAGAAGTCCAACAACATCATCTACAGCGTTTATGCTAATAAGCGCCTTCAATATCTTTGCAATAGTAATCCTGTACTTAATCTTTATTTTCTCTTCCTTTTCTAAAATTGCAGATTCTATTCCGGAAGGATTTACTATGCTCTGATACTGATATATCAATTCTGAAGCCACATTTTCCAGCATGGAATTATTATCACCTTCCTCCATAAGAACTTCTCTGTTTCCACAAAGAAGTTCAATAAAATCAAACATACTCAACCTGCTTAATGTAGTTATCATAATCTTGTACTTTTATAATGTTCATAATTAGAGTTGTATGCTTCCTTATGTATTATCTTCATTATTTTCCTGAGTTCTACACGCATTCCTTTCATCTCACGAGATAGTTCAGAATAATCATTTACAACAACAGGACTACTTATTCCTGAATCATATATAGTATTCATTCTTACATTCTCATTGAATTCGCTTATATCAGGGAACACTTCAGCACCTTTCGGTAAATCTACCACGGTAGGAACATCTGGAGTTACCCATGACTTACCACCATACACAACAACCTCCCGCTTTCCACCATCACCAACGATAGCCAATCCTCCAATATGTCCACCGTTCTTAGTACCTTCCTTGTATGCAGGAATTGGTGTTGCTGCGATAGTCGCTATCTGTACCGCTCCCATTGCACCTACTATTGCAGCAAGTACTAGGTTAGGTAATGCACGAGTTATTGCAAGTGCTGTTGCTATACCAGCCTGAGCAATGTCCACACCCTTCTGCCATTTAGCCTGCTTCTGCTGCAACTGAACTTTCTTTTTCTCAAGTTCCTCATTCTTTCTTGATGTTTCAGCTTCAGCAGCTCTTTTACGAACCTCTGCTTCCTCCTCAGATATTGCTCCACTTTCGGCAAGTGCTTCAATCCTTTCCACATCAGCATTGTACGCTTCCTCATTTGCATCCTGCTCATTTTCTATGTTCTCAATATCTCCTTCATACAGAGCGGACATCAGACTTCCAATGTTACCTATTGCCTCAGATGCTACACTCATCCATTTCTGAGCATTCTTCATCCTCTTCTTATACGAGTCTTCTTCCTCATCCTTCACCCTATTTATTGCAGCAATCTCGGCATCAGCTTCAGCATTTGCCAAATCAGCCTTTGCTTTCTGAAGCTGCTCGGCAAGTTTTTCTCTGTCGTCCTGGCTCAGATTTTCAACAGAAATCTGTTCCTCCAACGAGTCAACAGCAGCCTTAGCGGTATCAATAGAATACCGTTCTGTTATATCAGCCTTCTTTTTCTCATATTCCTCATCCGAAACAAGTTTTTGGGCATGCTGCTTTTCCAGTTCCTTCATGTCGGAATTATATTGTGCATTCCTTACTACCTGTTCTGCTGCAGCAGATTTAGAAATTTCATCAATGGAATCAGCAGCATATTCCTCGTAAATCTTACGCCTTTCATTAAGATATTTCTGCTCGATGAGGCTCACATCGGCACCATTACTTTCAGCAGCCTTAATTTCTTCTTCCTTCTGCTTTTCAAGAATATCAAGACGAATTGACATTTCTTCATCACTTCCTTCCTCAACCGAGGCAAGACGATTCTGAAGGTCAATACTAGCACGATTCTTCTCATACTCCTCAGAAGCCTTCGACAAAGCGTTGTTCATTTCTTGAAGTAACGATTTTCTCAACGCCATTTCTGCGGATGAATTACCTTTTACTGCATCAATCTTCTGCTGGTAACCATAGCGGATTGTAGCCAGTTCCTTATCAAGTCCTTCTTCCATGAGTGCAGTCTGAGACCTCTGCAAGTCAGCTTCAACCTTCAAACGTGCAGCCTTCTCCTTATCTGTTTCTATTTTTACACCATTACCTCCAGTCGTACTTGCACCTGACACATTCTTTATCTCGCTCGACAACGATCTGTACACTGAAATCATTGCCTTTGATTTTGCGATAGCTTCGGACTGTTGCAGTTCCATAGCAGCATATGTCTTATAGCTTCCATCCTCCATTTTATGAAGGTATGCCTTATTATACCAAGTTTCCTTATCCTGTATCTCTTTCTTCTTAGCTTCCGCATCAGCTATCAGCACTTCTTCCTTCTTTATACGTTCCTCAAGTGATTTAAGCTGTATGTCACGTGCTTTTTCCTCAGCCTCTTTTGCAGACATTCCCTGCTTCACGTATTTCTCTGTATCTCTAGCTATCTGTTCCTCGTACTTCCCAATAATGTCCGCACTCTTTGTGATTTTCATGTATGACTTCTCGTATCCGGACATCATTTTTGTCTCGATTGTTTCCACAGAAGCAAGTAAAGCGGAAAGTCCACGTACCATACCAGTAACCCAGTCAACCACGCTGCGCATCCATCCGTTACTTCCGTTTATGGTAAGCATAAGTTCATCCCATGCGGATGACAATGACTTCAACGAACCAGCCATATTGTCAGACATCACATCTGCCATTGACTGCAACTCCCCCTCTACTCCTGTAATCTGTTCTCTGAGTGGGACAATCTTATCAGCTGACGTAAGGAACGCATTGAATGCGGACACGCTACGTTTATCCGTAAGTTCGAGTGTGGTATTAAGGTCAACTCCGTTATCCCTCAACTTGACAAGCCCATTTACAAGGTCTGGCAAAGTCTTAACAGGCTCACCCAATGTCTTTGCAAGCTTACCGTTACTGTCTGCAAGATTAAGCAGAATGTTACGTGTAGCTGTCGCAGCCATTGACGCATCAAATCCAGCATCAGAAAGCTTTCCTAACAACGCCAACGTGTCTTCAATGGTAAAGTTAAATGATTTGGCAACAGGGCCAACAATAGGCATCGCAGTCGCAAGGTAAGAGAATGACAACGCACTACGACTTGTAGATACAGCCATTGCGGACACGTAACGCTCGGTCTCTTTTGTTGAGGCACCGAACATTCTTAAAGCTGCTCCGGCCAACGAAGCCGCATCAGGAAGTTCCGCACCAGTAGCCTGAGCAAACCGTAAGATATACTGCGTACTGTCTTTAATTTCCTGAGCTGTGAAACCTAACTTAGCAAGTTCTATCTGTAAGTTTGTGGCTTCTGCTGCTGTGTACTTGGTTGATGCTCCAAGCTCACGGGCATCGTTCTGCAAGTCTTTAATCTTATCAGATGTTGTACCAAGGACTGCAGCAAGATTTGAGTTAGCAGCTTCAAATTCAATAGATGTCTGTATTCCACCCTTGAACAATGATATTAACTTCTGAACACCTGTCAGTACAGCCTGTGCTCCTACAAATCCTTTTACCATTGATGCGACACCAACACCTACATTACTTATGCCTTTAGAAAAATTACGTCTTAAAATATTACCGACATTCGATGCGATGATACCCATATTCTTCATGGAGCTGTTTCCTCGCTCTATCTCCATCCATGCAGCTTTGATGTTCTCCTTGTAGTTTCCGATTTCCATCTTCTGCTGAGTATATCGGTCACTGTTACGTTTAACGTAATCTGTATTGACACCGATAGTAGAATTAAGTTTTCCAAGAGTATTCTTATAATCTTCATCAGTATCACGTACCATCTTTACAGCCTGACGCAATTTTTTATTAACATCATTTGCTTCCTCAATGCTATGCACCTCCTTGTCTGCCAACTCCAAAGATTCCTTGATGAAACGGATTCGCTCCTCTTCGGTCATGGCAGCAGCCTTTCTGGTAGTGTTCGCAGATTTCTGGGCCTTATTAATTGCTTCCTCAGCCTTTGCAGCCTGCTGCATTGCCTTGGATGCTTCTGCTGATGCCTTTGACAATTCCTTTACCTCTTTTGTACTCAGCTTTTCTGCATCTGCCTTCTCCTTGATTTTCTTCATCAGTTGTTCAGCGACCTCTGCTTGACGACTGAATGCATCAGTAAGTTTTTCAGATGCGGAAGATACGTTCTTAGCCTGAGTATTATATATGGCCTGCAACTTGTCAATATCTCCCTTTACCTTGACGTCAACAGTAAGTCCCTTGATAAGTTCCGATGCAGCATCCTTGTAATCCTGCCTTACATCTGATATTGTACTCCTAAGTTCCTGCAACTTCTTCAATGACTCCTCATCGACGAAATCCTTCAATTTCAAATTTCCCATCACAAGTAATGTTTATATTCAACAATAACGCCATCCACCTTGGTACCTTCCTTATCGAACGAGTAGGTACCGTCACTCTTCCTGTACACAACGTACACACATCCGTCCAGCATGGCAGCTTTTTTTGCAAGCATGGCCACACGCTCATAGTCAGACATGATTTTCTTATTCTCGCAACCGCATCCCATCATTTATACCCACATTGTTTGAAAAAACGTTTCAAAAAAGGCTCGAGAAGTTGAAGTACAACATACTCTCTTGCGTCCTTTCCCAACATGAGAATGTCATTCCCGTATTTCCTTACTATGTCAGGACCATCAACGAATCCCACAGTATCAATCGAAAGAGTGTCACCTGCAACAGATGCGCGGATACTTTCATGGAACGGACCGGTAATATACAAGTTAGGAACATCAACAGGCCTTGGAGGAAGATTCAGTCTCGGACTTTTTATCGGAGGTGTTATCTTCCTTTTCCATTCAATATACCCGTCTGGATCATTATGCCACATAGATGTAGTTTCTCTAAAATATGGATCTTCTGAATATCCTGGTCTAAGACTGTCTGTATTACCGTCAAGACCTGAATATAGCTGTTCCCTTACAAGGTCTGCAACTTCTATATTGTTTTCCTGAAGGCAATCCATACATGACTTTTCAAATCCTGATGCAATTCTGTTTATCACATTCTCCAATTTCTCGAAATCAGCCATACAATTAAAATTAAAGCCGGACTTCCGCCCGGCTTAATCAACCAAAACCATCACTTATCAGCAGACTCACCGTCAGCATCCTTTACAGACTTACCAGTAATTCGTTCATACACGTCAGAAAGTTTCTTTTTTCGATTCTCCTCAGAAACTTTCTGCCAGATACAGGTCATGTGGGTATCAATGAATTTCTTTTTCGACATCATCTTGACCTGCTTTTCCACAAAATTGACTCCATCTACAATCATGCTTTTGCTTTAACTACTTTTACAAATTCAACCCATTTGACATCTTTCTCGTACAGAACAGAAGGTGATTTAACTGAAATCTCACCTTCACCAGGAGTAATTGTGAGATAACCGTCCTCATACGAAGCTGATGTAACCCCATCAAATACCTCGGATGCACCAGAGGACAATTCTGTTGCAAATTCAGCAGTTCTGTCATATCCACCTACACATTCAATAATCTTGAATTTGTTGCTTTCGTTTTCAACTAACATGACCTCAGTCAGTCCCTTAATCACATTCGCAGGATTGAAATCCAACTTTAAGTAGTCAAAGTTCAACTGGCTGTCTTCTGCATCCATGTGGCAGAAATTTACCGTCATACTTGACTTCGCACTGCTTGTGCTGAACGGTGTGGCACCTGGATATACTGTTGACATCGGAATTCCGGCAAGAATATCAGTTCCATCATTGTAACCGATAAGCATTCTGTTTGAATCCCAGAAGTACACATCCCATTCCTTGTTAGCACAACGCAACAGCTCAGCATTCAGAATTTCATCAAAACGAGGAAGTGTGAAAGTATCTGTCTGAGCGTTGAGGCCATTGTACTGGTTTGCCCCGTATCCCACAGCACTAACCTGAGCTTCACCACCATTCTTCGCATATTCAACGAATGTATGAATAGGATAAATTCTGCCTGGTCTGTCAGCATGACACATTTTTTCCAACTCATCGGCAGTAATATTTGCCGGTAGTTTTACTCCATGCTCTACAAGTATTGCTCCCTTTACCTTACCCCAGTCAACCTTGCAGGCCGAACCACCGGTATTCATTTCTGCGCTTTCGCACACTCTTGTATTTCTCATTACCTACAACTTTGATTTTTAACTATTAATTCCATCGAGCGTATATTTATGGCATCAATAGGCTCGCTCACTTCCTCTCCGGATTCCGTATAGGCTCCGTATCTGCCATACGAGTAGTTCTCAGAATATTCATGCGGAACGATACTGTCATAGTATATATCAAACCTCCCATCATTTCTAACTACCTCAATCAGCCTTTCATAAATTGGTCGAAGAATGTTGATGAATGAAGCATACAGACGCCGTTCATTGCTCCAGCTCTTCGTTGATGAACACGCTATAAGGATATTCAGTGAAACCTTTGAATAATAGTCCAGACTGTCTCTCTTCTCTGTAACAGGACAGAACAGTACGACAAGAGGGAACTTACGTTCTGATGTTGAAGGCACTTTGCTGTATTCATCAAGTTTATCCTTTACATACTGGGCCGAACCAAATATGTAGTTCAGTTCAGGATTCTTAACTTCCTCGAACCTGTCATTCTCGATGTCAGCAGGCATTACGATTGTAAGGTTCCCACTCATTTCCTTTACTACATCTCCAATAATCTCAACGATACCTTTCATAGATTGAACTGGTTAATCTTAATCAACATGTTAGTCTGTGTGACAAGGTCAATCGGACAATTACCATCACGCGCCCACTGGATGAACTTCACATTGGCGGAAACCATCCTATTCCATGCAATAACCTGGGCATTAACAGGTGAAATGTACTCATTGGCACACTTCAGCCGGACATTCCCAGTTATTGTAGCTTCCGATGAAGAATCACGAAGTATGTGGAACAGCACGTAATCAGCAAAAGGCTCTTTCAGTTTGTTGCATACGATTTCATACTTAGACGGCTCAGTATCTTCGTTTCCTTCATCATCAGACATATCAAGGTAATCCATTGCATAACCTGCTTCCTTCTCACCGAGCATGGATTCAAGAAAAACAGGCTGCAACTTCTTGATATATGCTTCAATATGACCGGTTACTGCTAAAGAATCGGCACCGGCCGTCTTTGATGTTGAGGCGTTTTGAATATGACGGGGTCCTGATACAAAATATGACACATCAATCAACATGGCAATTCCTTATTTCTTCGCTTTCTTAGCAGGAACCTTTTTGTCCTCCTGAACCTCGGCTGCCTTCTCATCTTCGGAAGGAACCTCTTTGGTATCGTCTGGCTCATTATTCTTTGAATCCGTGATTTCAACATCTTTGGTATCATTTAAAAGTGATTCAAGTTCCGCTATCCTGGCTTTCATTTCATCATTTTCCTTTTGTAAACTCTCGTTCTTTGCAGAAAGCTCATCTATAACCTCCTGCTGTCTCTCGAATGTTTCTTTTACTTCCTCTTCCGGTACAAGTCCAGCTTCCGATGCCGGGGTGATGGAAATCAACCCACGGCCAATACGGATACGCTGTTCCTTTATGATACATTCAAGAACCTTTTTGTCACCTTTAAGAAGTAACATAGGCATCAGGCTTTAGTGATTGCTTCTTTCAAGGCTGCCAAGTCACCATAAGCGAATGCCCATGGCATATATACAGGGAAGATAACTTCTTCCTGGGCAATGAGGACAACTTCATTCTTTACCTTGCTCTCCACATCGTCAGCCCATTCAAGTGTAAGTGATGTGTAATCAACAAGCGAAGAACCCATATTGAAGTCACCCAACAGATACTTACCAGGGAGGATAAGATTCGACTCAATAATAGGACGGCCTGCAATATACTTGACGCCACCACGCATTTCCACGATACCCAAATCTCTTCCCGTTGTATCCTTTTCTGATTCCATGGCATTGACTGTCATAGGGTTCAGAATAATCGCATTAGGTGAATACTGGGCGTATGTCATTACAGCAAACGCAGTCTTCACAACATCGCGTGAGTTCGGTTCCTCTATAGACTTGAAAGCACTTTCATTGACGGTAAATGTCAAAGAACTGACAGAATTTTCAGTCTTGTAGGCAACATCCTTCAAGAGAATTCTTCTGTCATCCATCTTGATCACAGGATGCGGAGTTGTCAAGTCCGTCATTTCGGTCGCTCCAGCAAAGGTTATATTCATACCATCGAGGATAAGGTCCTGAGGATTTGTAAACTCAATTATAGTGTCCTTGTTTGAATTGTATCCTGATACAGACTTCACTGAACCAGCCTGTCCGGTTACGATGGATTCATTAATTATCTTTTCTATAGAATCTACACCTTTCTGGTTTACTATACCAAGCAGGTTCTCACCATTGCCATCACCGAACAAAATATTCCAGTCCTCTGCCATATATACAGCTTCAGGCAACATTTTCAAGATAAATGAACGGATGTAAACACGGCTTTGCAGCATTCTTTTTGAGATGCGCAAATACGTACCAAGACGCTTGGTAGTTGCCTGATGTTCTCTAATCTTAATGCTAGATTCAGGCAACATTCCGTTCTCGGTCACATAACGTGCATTGCGGTCGAAGTCGTATACCTCTGCATAAGAAAGGCTCGGATATTTAGGATCTCCCTGCAAAGTAGTCAAGACATCACGCATATGTACACGTTTGTTTGCAATCTTAGATACAACCCTGTTCTGCTGCTGGGTAATCAGAAGGTCACCGCTGTAGTTGTCTGTCATTGAGACAATATCCTTGAGGCTAAATCCTTCAAATGTTCCGGTCTTGCGAGTATGGTTTTCTGCAAAATCTTTAAACTTGTCAGAATCCAACATTTCATTCAATTTCTCATCGAACTTGTTGATGACTTCCATGCCGATACCTTTAGATTTCAACTTCTCGATAGTCTCACCAAGACCCTTAACTGTTTTAATGAGTTCCTCGTTATCCTTGGAAAGCTGCTTGAACTTCTCATCGTCATAGCCATTCAACTTATCGTTCAGACTTTTCAGCTTTTTTTCCAAATCTTCAGGTGAGATAACACCTTCCATAGCCTTGTTGACAACATCACACATTTTTTCTGTCATGTTGATCAGGAACTTAGCTTGTTCCTGTGGCATCCCTTCGGTCTTAAGACCGAAATCTGCAACTGTAAATTTCTTCATCTTCAATTTAATTTTAATCATTATTAAATGCCTTATTCAATGAACTAAAGAAAGAAGTGCTATCAGCGGCTTTTTTCTTAACATCATCATCTTCTTGCTTACCGTCAGTTTTATCCTGAGTGTCATTGGACGGCTCAGACTTTCCGGAGAAGATGTTTGTGCTATCATCCTGCAACAAGGCGTTACTTCTATAGACTTTTCCATAACATGCCGGACAACGGACGTATGCCATGAAGTTCTGTACAGACTTCTCGGTCAACTCCAGTCCTTCCGACTTCACGGAATCAATAAGTGCAATAACTTCTGCACGTACTTCCGGTTCCAGTTTGTCTATCTCCTGACTTACGATACGGTCAGTAAGCCAGCTCGAATACATGGCAGCATTGTCAAGCACCTGCTGAGTAAATGTATGCTCATGTTGTTCATCGTAATCAAACTGGTGTCCGCAATGCGGGCAAGTAACCACGTTACCTCCATTAATTGCTTTAAGGAGAAGATTCAGTTCCATATCATATTGTTTTAATCGTTCTTCCGAATAATCAGTATTTCTGAACGCTTTCCTGATGAACTCAACTGCCTCCTTAACCTGTTCCTGCGTACCTGACTTGAGATTTACAAGGAATGTCTGAGGGTTGCTTCCCCAGCTTGTCAGAGTCGAATACTCGAACATCTTCCATTCAAGCACCTTGCACGGATCTGTCTCATCACGCTTGATTGCTTTCACACCGATAGAGTGTTCAAGTGTTCTTCCATTCTCAGCATACAGCTTGTAATCAGCCAATGTATCACGTCCAATCTGCTTCTCAAGATTAAGCTGGCCAACCATGATTAGGTTTCCTTCTTTTTCTTCTCCGCTCAATGGAACGCCAAGCAACTGGTCTGTACGGTGATTAAGGAACCATCTCATTCTACCTATATTCTCCTTCAACGTCTTGTTGAAAGAGCCAGGCATGGAAACGTCGTTCTGTGAGTCTTTCACACCGATACCGTTCACAGCTACCGTTACGATACCCTTCTCATCCACATCATTTGCCTTCGTTTTGTACTGTAGGCTTTTGGTTTTCTCTTCCATCTTCAACTTCACTTTTTGTGTTAAGACTTATTACTTGTTTTACTATCTCTCTCTCCTCGTCTGACATCTCGAACAAAGTCTTGTCAAACAGAGGTTCTTCGAATCTGCTTTCCTTGATTTGTGCCCTCCAGTCATTTATACTGATTAGGCCGCTAAGGAACTGCTCCTTACATCTAGTATTAACCATTGTCTTGACTTCCTCAGCTTCCTTCAATCCCTGCTGCAGACAATCCACATCAGAAAAATCACAATCCAAGTAATAGCCACCTTCTTCAAGTCCAAGAAATTCAGTTAGTTGCTTGCAGAATTTCTTGGCCATCGGTATGATGGTAGATGTATATACAGCCTTTTCCGCTGTTGCCTGATTGCTGAAGGTTGCCTGGTCCTTACGTGGTACAAGAACTGAAGGAATCCCGTATGCTCCGGCTATCTGTATTGCGTCGGTAAGAGTTTCCTCGAATGGCTGTAACTCACTTATGGTAAGGTTAGTTCTCACAAATGACAGAGGAACATCACTTAAACCATAAGGAAGCCTACGTTGGTCCAGCCCAAATTTTCCAAAATGGCTGTCAAGTATTTCCTTCTTTTCATCTTCTGTCATTGCTGCAGTACCAGCTTCATCCTTCTTATTGGATACAAGGAACCCCAAACCACCACGTTTTACGTAAATCACGTTTCTCGCTTCATATACAGCAAGAAGGTTGGAAATAGGTTTCAGATGTGCAGCCAACCGACTTTGTGATTTCAAGAACCCGTTTATTGACATATATTCAGGTGAGCCGTCACGGTCATGCCATATCTGATATGAAGGGATTTCCATCGTACTCACATATCCGTAATTCAGACGGTAACAACGGATAATATCATCTTCAGATGCTATTCCAAAGATTGGACTATTGACACTTCTGTTAGGCTCTACATTAACAAAATCAGCAGGAAGTTCCCAAAAGTTATCACACCATTTCCACTTTGGCTGGTCCTTGAATGTTTCTCCCATAGCAGCACGAAAGAAAGCATTGCCAGTGCACAGCTTATATACGAAGTGTGAATATATCATCTCGTTCCAAGACATAAGACAATTTGGCTTTGTGAGAATCTGGTTCATTCTCTTGTTCTCCCAGACCACGCTGTCGTCCTTTACCTTCTTCAATTGGAATCCGGAACCTGATATACGTGAAGCAATGTAATCAATCGGAAAGAATACCTCAGGAACAGAACGGAACAGTTCCATGTAATTATGACCGCAAACCAGTGGGGATACGAATAACTCATGCACATCACAACGGTCAATATAACCACTATCTTTTACACCCTCCTTTGGTGTTGATACAGTCTGTGGTTCACTGGCCATTTTCAGCCCAGCACATGCCGGAATAGTATCCTGTTTTAAAATTGTATATCCCATAGTTTATCCTTATATGACAAAGATAAATTATGGGTATATACGATGTTGATTTTGCAAAAATCTTGCAATTTACCCAAACATGGAAAATGCAAATAAAATACTATGTATCAACATATTGCTAATAGAACCAAGCTTACCCTAATTTTATGATAGTATATGCAATACCACTTAACAGGGCACTGGATCCACTTATATTTTCATCATTGTAGTCAAGAACTTCAGTTATGAATGCCATATACTCATCATTTTCCATACCGGTCTCAGAAAGCAGGAAGTATGACTTAATGAAATCGGATGTAGCAGCTATTCTCTTATCCATATCCTGATATTCCTTCTTAATCCTTACTTCCGGAAGCGTATTTCTCAGTTCCCTTGCCATTTGGTAATATGCAGGTGACGATTCCACGATGTACGTTCCTGCATCATGTGAACATATAACAGACTTCATCTCTTCGAGTGATACAGTTTCACGCATTACGAGGTCAAGAACATGCCATTTTTCTCCACACCTTGCAACCTGACACATATAGAACTTTCCTCCAACATTCGGCATGATGTACACTATCTTCTGTGAATACTGATACTCGACTGAAGGATTGAAGAATCCGAACACGCTTCTGTCAGAATACATGTTGCGTTTACGACGGCTCGAGAACTGGGAATACTCCTCGTACATGATGTCATGTACAACATATCTCAAAGTATCGGTAAGGTGCCCGTGTTCCTCATAGGATTGTTTCGTTACGCTGTCCTTTATCTTTGTCTTGAGGATTGCACCATTAGCATCCTTCTGTACGCTCTGGTAGTCCTCGATTGATACCCTGCAACTATCGTCTATGCTTATGCTGAGGCCGGGCAATGATTTCTCAAAAACAGCATTGACAAACTCACCGGTCATAGATACGGACGGGTTCCTTTTACCCACCTTATCCTCAACAATCCAGTTGTCTTTCTTCAACGTGTCAATAAACAGGTCCATGAATGAACGCTTCTCATCGTCGATAGTGTTGGCGGATTTTGATGATGCATCACCATGAAGGTAGATTTTACCGTCATATCCTAACTCCTGCAGTCGCTTGGATACCAGTTTTGCTGCACGTCTTGCGCTGTTGTTCGGGCTTTCAGCCGTTGTTTCTGCTATCTGGTACATATCCTTACCTTTGCTAAAGTCTACCTGCCAGTAGCCGACAGATATGTACGGCAATACGTTACTATCGACAGAAAGATGAATCGGCAATCCAGGTATGTAACTGTATTCCCCGCTGTTCTTTCCTACATTAAACGAACCGAGGAACTCGTTTCCGGTCTTAATTACACCCCACTCTCCCAACGCATACACGTTGTAGTAGTCCGGGTCATGAATCCGGTCATGCTCGAAGTCCATCACACATTGTTCATCATAATAACCATACGTTCCATCAGGCGAACCAACAACCCAAAAGTTGTTAAGGTACGTTGACTGAATAACTACCATATTAGGCGGATATTCCTCTATTTCCTTAGTTTTAGGATTCACTATTGAGCGTCCCTCGTTCATCTTTAAAGACTTCACCTTTGTCAGCTCTGCCGGTATTATCCGGCCGCCAATTTCTACAACCATAGGAACATCATGCAGTTTCTCGTTGTCAAGCCAGTCTTTCTTTATCCAGTGTGTTTCACTGATAGGGTTGAAGTCGGCAATAATCTGCTGCCCCTTCTTACCACGCAGACGCTTACGTATCTGCTTCAGGTCGGCATACTCAAACTCTGACAACTCTTCAAGCTGAACCCTCTTATAGTTACTGATACCCTTAATCTTTTCCGGATCATCCAAACCTGAGAAGTCAATCTTCGCACCGTTATACAGGCAACGGATTACATTCTGGTTGAACTTGAAGTATTGTGTGATTCCTAACAATGATGCAGCTACCTTATAATCCTCATATATGGTTTTGCTGATGGATGCTCCGACCTTTCTCATCACAAGCGTATTCTCACCGTCCTGCAATGTCTGTATCAGCACGCACTGTGCTACGCTGAAAGACTTGCTAGATGATGAACCACCATACAAGATGATGAATCGAAGTGTGGCATCATTCAGATATTTCAGCAGGTAAAATGCATTCGGATTGAGTTTCTTGTGATTTATGAGCATAAATGTTCTATTTTTTAGAATTATGAGAGTCTTTTTTGTATAACCTCCGTATTTCTTCTAATACTATCGTTCTATTTTTTAGAATTTACTCCTCTTCTTGGTCAAAACCTATACGAATTTCATTAATATTTCCACCTTGATTACCTCCGATGGAAATCTGTTGTGGCGCGTTCCATCCGTTCATGCTGGCCAGAAGCTTCGCCGCTTCCACCTTACCGTTGAACTCATAGCTTACCTTACCCTTGTCATTGCTTATCTTCTTCATGGCATTTCTCACACGCTTCGGCATCTGGCTTGGGGATTTAAGTTTTATCTTTCCTGTTACAGGATCTACAAGATACAAATCGTTCGGGTCCATCATGACAATATCCATGAGAACCTTTTCCACCTTATCACGGCTAATTTTCGATGCTTCTGCACGTTGGGCCTTTAATTCGTCTATCCTTGCTGCAACCTTGTTACTTGCCAGCATCCGGCTTGCATTGCTCCATATCGTCTCAGGCTGCATCTTTGATGCGTCATAGGCCATCCTGTATGCTTCACTTGCATTACCGTCACAGTCAAGGTAATAATTGCAGAACTTTTCCTGTTTTTCGGTCAATTTCCTGTTGTTCATAGGCTAATGGTTATTAATGCCGACGATGCAGATTACCTGTTTCCGGTCTTTCAGCAAATCGTAGGCTGCTGTTAATGTACTTCCTGTCGTGCAGATGTCATCAAAGAGTATTACTCTCTGTTCCTTAATTGGCCGGAGAAGATAAAACTCAGGATTGATACGTGTCCTGTTGAGGCACTGCATTGCAGATTCATAGAATTTTATTTTCACCCCCTGGGCAATTTTTTGGCAAATGTCAGTGGCGAAATGGTACTCTGTGATGTGCCTGCGCTTCGGTGTGGTAATTATGCACCATTCATCGTCCGGCCGTATCAATGAAAGTATCAGTTCCGTAGCGGCTTCCGAAATGACTTCTGCACACTCACCCGAACTCTTGATTTCCTCAAATTGGATTCCATCCTTTGTCCTTGCAAACAGGGATATGTAATAAAACCCGCCCTTACGGTGGATTCTTACTTTAGGCTGCATGTTGCATAACCTTTCGTATTTCCTCCAGCCGCGGGCGGGTTTGTCCCAGTCATCAATCCTTATCTTTCTACCTTTCCTCACAGCCAAAAACCTTTGCTATCCCTTTACTGACTGAGGTGTAATTCAAAGGTACTGAAAAAATACCTTCATCGACAGATTGTACAGGATTGTCGAATTCTCTCTTTTCGGAAACACACTGAATATCAACGCCATTGTACTTCCTTACTTCTTCCGCAAATTGAAGTATTGTACAAGATTCAGGATTGACAATGTTTACCAGCTTCTTGTCAGAACCTATCGCATATATCAACCCGTCCACCACATCATCTATGTAGGTGAAGCACCTGGTGTTCATTCCTCCATTATACAGACTGACCTTTTCCGAATTCATGAGAGCATAGAGAAGAGTCCCTTTCCGCTGGTCAGGTCCGTACACGTTATGAAGGCGTACACCAGTCGCATTCCTACAATAAATTGAAGCATAGACTTCATCAAAATGTTTGCTTACACCGTACATACTTGTCGTGTTGCATGGATTTGCGGTGGAAGAACTTGCATACACCAGTTTCACACCGAAGCGCGTACATCCGTCAGCTATCGCAACGAATGAATCAATGTTGTCACGAAGTATTTTTTCATGATCCGAATTGAAAACGCTGGTCTGTGCGGCAAGATGTATAACAGCATCGATTCCACCCCCGGCCAGAAGGCACGGAACGCCGGCAGCTTCAGTTCCACACACACGGTCGATACCGACCACTTCAACACCACGACTTCTCAGATTCTTGCAGAGGGCTTTACCTATAAAGCCTTCACTGCCGGTTACGACAATTTTCATCATCACAGCTTGTTTAGAATTTTACATAAAACATTCAGTATGTTACCCAGTAACATCACTATTATTATCATAAGTGCGGTATCCTGCTCAACCATCCCGATGGAATAGCAGAACAGGACAGCCACAATCATAAATATTACTCCTTTGGCCTGATAATGTTCCATCAGGACTTGATATTAAGTTCGTACTCATATCTGCTGACGGTCTTATATCCGGTAACAAGTACACGTTCACCGGAATACAGGCCGGATATGGTGTTCTCAATCACATCAAGAGATACACGCTCGTCAAACTTCAGGAACACCCTTCCTGGAACTCCACCAGCGACGAATGAGACAAAATAATATGTTCCACGCTCCCAGTAGAACACATATAGGATGAGAAATGAAACTACCACAGAGGACAGATAAACCCAACTGGACGGTACATCAAAATCTCCTAAGATTATCAATGATGATAATACCATTGATACAATTGCCCACTCTAACAGATTGATGAGCAGGCCAACAACTTGTTTTTTCTTTGCTTTCATAAATTAATTTTTGCAGGTTAATAATTCAAAATCATACATTTACTGCAGTGCTTCGCATATTTTCTCTATGAATTCAGTATTTTCTTCGTTTAACCATTCCTTGGCCACATTCCACGCAATGCTTTTACTCGCTTTGAAATTATCAATTCGAATACTATGGTGAGACAATTTTCCTTCTGTCGGTTTCAATCCGGAATCATGCAATTCACATAAACCGTCTTTGTAGAATGTACACCAGTCTCCTTCTTGTTTGGCCTGTATCATCGGTACGGGCATATCAACTACCCTCATAAGGATTCCTACATACCATTCCGTTGCTGCAAGCCTGTCTTTATATCCGGCTTCGATAAGCCTTAAAACATCTTGCGGAGTACCCAAACAAGGCGTATGACATTGCTGCTTACATAACTTGCATTTACACTGTATCGGTTTGCGGCCGGTTTTTCTGATTATTCTTTGTAACTGAGTTTCTTTAATAAGTAAGCTCATTTTGTTTCCTCCATATTAAAATCCCAAAAACTAAGTTTTCCTTTCACATTCAGTCCTCCTCGAAATCTTCTTTTCGTAAGTTATACCCAGCCAAAATAGCCTTAGACAACACAGCTTCAAAATCATAGATAACAGTTGAATTGAGAATGTTTTTAGCAATCTCTACAGCTCTTTCTTCCAAAGTTTTTTTCTCAGCACTAAATGTAATTGAACTAAGCCGAGTGAAGTATTTATTTTCATTTATCGTAATCTCAGTTGAAATGCTCAGATCTGCAGCATTTACCTTAACAGCACGCTCTGCCATAGCAATTGCATTAAATGTTAAAAGACTTACCATAATCTCTTCGTTCGTGACTAAATCTTTCAGGTTCTGAGTAAAACTTACATCACGACCTGCATCAAACATTGCTTTTGCAAACTCCTCTCCGGAATCACTTCCGTGCTCTTTTACAAGTTCAGCATATATATCTTCAAATTTTTTCATTTCCTATCGTTTTTTATAATACTCAACAATCGTTTTATTCAATGCTTCGATAACATCAAATGTCAGTGTAACAGGCATTTCACTTGTAACCACCTTCTTTATGTACACTTGACCGTCCCTGTATTCAAGAACAGTATCAAGCTCAATTATTACACTATTTTCTTCCATAACTATTCATTTTGGTAATCATTCAATTTCTCCGAACGATTGGTTTCAAGATGATTTGCTATCTCATTCATGGCTTCATCCCATGAAATCTCACCTAAATGTTTTAAGCAGGCATCCCATCCAACAATGAACGCACATTCTGCTAAATCCTTAGTCATAGGATTACCACGGCTTACTCTTTTTGAGTATTCGTATGCTATTTCTTTTTTCTTGCTCATCACATTTGTTTTTTAAAAAGTTTCTCATTTATACGAATGTACTTGACATTCATATCGTAATTCTTTGCCAGTAGCCAGATACTGGACTGTGACAACTTTGGACAATCCTTATAACAGAACTCCTTGGCGTCACTCTGTCTTTCACCGAAATTCCTCAGTGGAGCCCAGGTACCACATATCAGTACCTGGACAACATATCCTTCTGGAGTATTTGAAACCTGAAACATCATCATTAATCAATTTCAACAAAACTGACTTCAGTTTTATCTTCTCTCTTCTTGTCTTCACAATTACCGACAAAGCGTTTTACCTCCCTGCAATTCTCCATGAATTCATAGAAAAAGCAGTTTTCACACCTTTATTCTTTACGTACCTCCAGTTTTGTCCTTCCTAACTGGAAGGATTCTCCAAGTTTAAAATCTTTCACCATAATTTTTCACAAATGATTTAGCTGAATTATTAAGATACGACTGCCAGCATCCATTAAATCTTGACCATCTAAAACCGTGTTTTTTCAACTCATCCCTTAACGATTGATCAGGTTTACAATCAAAGAATAGCTGTAATCTGTTTTCCGGATAGTTCTCAACAACTTTCACATCACCGATGCAATATTCCTTGTTTTCCATGCTTTTAAGAGTCTTTGCCTTCTCAAGCTGTTGTTTAACTCTTCGAATATTGGCTCCGTTATTCGTAATTGAGCATGAAGCAAATCCAATCTCACCGAAACAGTTAGGCTCAAAAAGTTTTCTTACCTGGCTTTCGGTCAATCCAAGTCCGACAAGTTGTTCATGCTTTTCCAATTCAGTGATTTTCTTTGAACGGATAATCTTGTTTGCAGACTTCATCAGTTCCTGAACTCTTTCAAGTTCCTTCAGCTTGTTTTCCAGCTTCTCAACTGCATTATCATCATCAAGGTAAATAGAAGTGTTGTTCTCCACAGCTGAGGCTTTTTCAGCCCAATATTCAGACTTTTCCGTGTGTTTTACAGACTGTCCCATGGTGTTCCATATTTTCTCACGGTATCGCCTGTCTGCTGCACCGTGTACCGGTTGTCCAAAAGGGATTGCTTCACTCATTTTTGTACTTCTCTCATAGGCATTTCTTGCCTTTTCCGCTGATTTTTCTGAGAGGTCACGGTATCTCTCTGCGCGAACGCGTTTACGTTCATCTCTGTCCATAATATAAAAAAGTTTGGTTTGACTTTTATTTCTTTACATCAGTAAAGTTAGTGATTTTCAGCGATTTTTACAAACGTAAACTTCGCCATTTTACTTGCTTTTTTGAGTTTTTATCCATCATCTTTTCCTTCATAAACTTTGCTCAATCAATTCCGGACTGTCGTATATATTACCAATGACTTCCCAGTTAAGTTTTCCGTTCACAACATGATTACACAGAGCACTTATACATTTATATTCAGGGACTGTCATGCCAAAAGCTCCATTATTAAACAATACCTTTCGATAATACTTACGCCCTTTGTTGTCATTTCTTTCACCAATACACATTAAAATGTCACCCTCATAAATCTCTTTTCCGTTTTTGTCATGCAATCCTGTGAACTGGCCTATTGTTCCCTGTTTCGTGAATATCGGTCTATCACTGCAATAGCTTAGATGATGTCCGTCTAAGTCTACTTCATCAAATCCGACTATATGACTTTCGTTCCCAACCTTTACAAGTGAGCCGTAAACCCACTCATTTGTGACTTCTGATTTTCCTCTGAATATTATCTCTCTGCTCATAATTATTTCTCCTTATCAGGTTTTAAATCTTCCAAGTATGCCCATCTGATAGTTCCATTTCTTTTAACCATACTTCTCCACGATTTTATTGAGTGGAAATACACTATATCGAACCTACCATCAGGAAATTCAACTAAAATTAGATCTGATTTATTAGGGGTTTTTCTTTCATCATTCCATACAATGTTAACTCGCCATTGTGCACCATGATAAAATCCTTTTGATAAAGCATTCCTATCAATGTAATTATACTCCCTATCTGCAAACTCATCTGCAGCTTTTTCAATATCTTCTATTTTCATATCTCAGTCCTCCAAAAAAGGTATTAAATCATCGAAGTATGCCCATTTCTCGACATTTTCAAACTGTTCATACCAAATGGTGTTATCTCTCTTGTGGTAGTATCCGCACCCATAGGAACCGTCTTTAAGGATATATAGGCAGAACCTACGTTCCTGCGGTGTCTCTTTTGCATCGTGCCATGAAGCGTTTACTCTCCAATTTGCCCCTTCAATGAAAGCCGGAATAGTGAGTTTATCAATACATTGCCTTACCTGTAAATCAGTCTCCTTTTTCCATTCATTGTCGCAATACCCTTCGGCTGCTTTTCTAACTTCAGCGTATGTCATAGCCATTTCCTCCTTTCTTTTAAGAGTGTTTCATCGAAATGTGGTAGTGGCTTCCATGCTATCACCTCATCTTTATTTTTTGTAAGCGACCAGTGCCATTTTTTGTTGTCCGGATTTGAAGAATCATGAGGAATACGCTTCATGATGCAAATACTTATCCGGTTTATTCCACGCTGAGCAACCAATACACGTACGTTCAGTTCAGGAAGCCGTTCATCAACACTTATCCAAGATGACTGATTTTTATACCATTCTGCGCCTTCCATGAAATCGGCCATACAGACTTGTTCATTACCAGCTCTCCAAAGTGGACGACAAGCTTCTTTGGCATATTCTTCTGCCGCCTTTTTAATGTCATCTTTTGTCATATTTATCTTCTTTTCTTGATTTTAATTTGTCCGTGTTCTCTATACAAAGGATTAAATTCCTCATCACAAAGAATCGTATCATATACCTGTTCATACGAATATCCAGGGAAATATTCTGCTATTTCAGGAATAGTATAGTCTTTCATTATCAGTTCACGACATTTATCCCTGTTAAGCTCAACAACTTTGTAAGGCTCATCCTTGTAACGTCGTGACTGCTCACGACGAATTTCTCTCTCATTCTTGAACCATTCCTTAGTTTCTATTACTCCCCAACGACCTAATGTACGTGACAAAGTATTTCGGTCAACATTAAAGTTCTTTGCCAATCTCCGCAAAGGAACACCCCAGTTATATTGCTCGATTACACGTTCTTTAACAGGATCAAGTTTCACAGAGTCTGACAAACGCCCTATAGGTCGGCCTACCAATATACCAAGTTTCATCCTTAGTCTAAGACCTTCCTTTGTTCTCTGCCTTATCATCTGCCTTTCTATTTCGGCTGATAAGCCAAAAGCAAATGCAAGCACCTTACTCTGAATATCGTCACCCAAAACAAACTTATCTTTTACAGTATAAATGATGCAGCCCTGCTCCATGCAGAAGTGAAGAATATCCATCACCATGTACAGGTCACGACCGAGACGACTTATCTCGCTACATATTATCACATCTTCCTTTTTTACCTTCTTCAAAAGTGGACCAAGGTTACGCTTGTCCGGATCTTTTCCTCCGCTTACCCCTTCATCGGTAATGTAGCTGTCTATGTTCCATCCTCTTTCTGATGCAAACAGTTCAACTCCTTGCCGCTGCGAATTAACGTCCTGCTCATCAGACGATACTCTCAAATATCCGTATATCATATTATTGCGTTTAGAAAATCATCGGCTTCCTTGCCGTAATGCTTGGTTACTATCTCTGTTATTGACATGACGTTCCATTCATCAGGATAAGTCTTCTCTATCTGCTTGCCAAAGCGTGTGATGTCTATCGTAATATATCCATTTATTAGCGTTAACAAGCAGTCCCTCATGTCCTCAATGCGTATATCCGGGAAAAAGCGGTGGAAATCCTCATGAAAACTGAACGTCTCGTTTATCTTGTATCTTTTCCTTCCCATACTTACTCAATTAAGTCAAACCATGTATTGTCATCCTCCCAAAACCATCGGAAACCACCAGCATGATGACATTTCCCATCGCAACAACGCCTAATATTGCGGCTGCATACTTCAGTCTTGCGTCCAGCCTCATTTGACGATGGATATATACCCGCAATTTTACCATCAAGAATGGCAACTACAGGTTTTGCATTCCACCCAGCAATCACATATCCTCGTTTTAGATTCTTCATTCCAATGCGTTTTACTCTCTTTGCTTTACGCATATCCATGTAGTCACTCCATTTTTTCCCCTTGTTGAAAGGAACATGTCCTTTCATGAAACGCCCGTTTACAGCATTGCGCGTAAGACGTTGTGGTGGTATATATAGTTCTCCTCTTCCCATTCTTTCTCCTTTCCACCTATCCCAGCAGCCACCACATGACTGCCAGGAACAGGTAATACAATTTCGTTTTCATTGATTATTCAAATCAGATTTAATGCTTCAAACACTCCTGCGCTGAGTGCTTCTTCGTAGCTATTATATTTTACATTCTTTCTGTCAGAAAGTCCTATCAAATTGTGATTTGGGATTGTCAGTATTTCGTACAGCCAGTAATCTTCACTCATATAAATCACTTCAACATGAAGACCTTTGACTGACCTAAGCCACTTCTGTGCTTCATATAAAGTTGGCCGTGAATATGCCGTAAGCCTGTTGAAGTTATCAGCAATACTTCTGAGCTTTATAAACCCTTCTAACGTGTAGAACGAGTCACATGGCAAACAATAACCTTTTTCTTTTAGTAACTTTGCCACTTCAAGGCTAACGTAATCTTCTGTATTCATACTTTTTTGTTTTTAAATGTTTTCTGTATTTCACTGGTATAAATCGTTTGAGTTCCGGAAGCGAAGTAGAAACAATGTGCATCCATGCGTTCCACCTTTGTCCGTCATGGTCTCTGGATGGAATTGAACAATTCTGCCCTTGACAAGTTCCGCTTTTATTCTCAGCCTTGCATTTCACACAGCATCCTGCGCACTCAGAGGATAAATGACAAAGGATGCAAGCCTGTTCTTTACTAATTCCATAATCCAAGTTTAAAGACAGTTGAGTTTCTTTCATTGATTATTTCTCCTTCTTTCAACTAATAATTCTAATCGTTTCTCACACTCAGCACACTCGATTTTCTTGCGCTCCAGTTTCTCCCGGAACTTAACCAGCTCCTCGTCCGTATTCTCGTCAAAGAACATGTTGTTCTGACGGTTGTGCTCGATGTACTCATTCATCTTGCGTTCTGCTTTCGTTATCTGGGCTTTTGCGGATATAAGTTTACTAAGGCAGCCGTTAACCTCCATAGATTCTCCAGAACGCTTGTCATAGAAGTACAGGCTTGTAGATACAATCTGTTTGGGGTATTGGCATTGTAATTTCGCCATCCTCCATCTGATTACCCATTGGTACCGGAAATACATCTCACGGGGAAGATTGTAGTGATATAAGCTTACTTGTTTTTCTGCATATCCGTAGTAAATAGTTACTTCAACCCATTGCTCAATCTTCAGTTCCCTTTCAGCTTTGGCCAAATCCTTAGCCATCTGGAACCAGTCATCCATACTTTCCTGCTTTCCCATATCATTCAAATTTCAATTCAAGTTGTGAGTAAGGTTCTTTATACTCAGGATTTGAAAAAAGGAAAGCATTTCTAAGCGCCTCTGAGATTCTTTCACTCATATCCTTAGAAACATTGTTCTTGTCAGCTTCTCTGTTAATCAGCAAGCATCTTTCAAGGCTGCCATTGATAGGTTTCTCGTCGAGGAACAAGCTGTACTCAGTAAATATCCGGTTCTGACGTTTCCCATCAGCCATTTCTTCATCCGTCTGGTACCTTTCAATCACGGTGTCTTGAATCGTTCTCAGACATCTTTGCCCACGGTCACTTCTGCAACCCTGTGCATCATTCTCGAACATGACAGATATTGCACGTTTCTTGCGAATCTTACCTATCTTTGCCCATCCATAATACACTTTTAACTTTCCCATCTCACTTATTAATTACTATTGCTATAGTTTTAGTTCCAGTTCCGCTTTCCTTGAAAGTGCCTTCTTCAATCTCGAATTTCTTCCCTCCATTATCCTCCAGCCATTGTCTAAAATCCTTACACTCAGATTCACTTCCAAATTCCCAGTGAGGACCAGTTATTGCAGCCAGGACACCGCCGGGATTTAAACACTCAGGACATACGCCTTACATGCCGAATGTCCTGATTTTTACTGAATGGTGGATTTGCTATAATCTTATCATACTGTGCAATATCACACTTCGTGAAGTCATCTCCAAGAATACGTATATTATCCTTTTTTGCTAAAATCTCCTTATTCTCCGGCATAAGTTCATAGCAATCTACAATTACGTCCGGACAGCTTCGATGAATCGCATCTATGATAGAACCAGTACCAGCACTTGGTTCCAGCACCTTTTCATCCTCATGAACACCTCCTGCAAGCATTACAAGCCAGTCTGCAACTTCGGGAGGTGTTGCAAAAAACTGGAAGTCCTGCTGAAGGTTACACCTCTTACCCTTGTGTAGTATTGAGAAAACTCTCTCAGCATTAAATGGAAATGCAAATCCCTGTACCTTACCGCCCATCCAACTACCTCCGGCTTCTTCAATCCATTTCTTTGCTTCAGCATAGGACTTCTTATTAAATTGTACTTGAGGAAGTTTTAAAACATTGTCCTCAAGCGTGCAGTGCATGAGGATTTCCTCCACACTCCATTTACTTCCCGAATCATCTTTATTGCGCTTGTTGTTCTGCTCCAGTTCGTCACACCCCAACAGACGGTTCAACGACTTCTGTACTTTCACACTTATTTCTGCCATCCTTGACATCCATTGCAGGATTGCAGTCATAAACTCCAAATCCACATGTCCGGTCTCATCGTAAATGTTTTCCCGGTCTATCAATTCCGGAAGGTTATCCATGAACATGAAGCTACCATACAACGCTTCGATTAAATTCTTTTTTCTGTTCGTCATAACTTTTCTGTAAATAAATTCTTGTCGTATCAATACTTCCGTGTCCCAATAGGTCAGCCAACTGTACCACGTCATTGTTTTTTTTCAGATACATTTTTGCGAAGAAATGTCGGAAAGCATGAGGATGCATTTTGCTTCTATCTATTCCGCACTTATCGCCCCAGTCTTTCATTGACTGGCACAAGCTTCTCTGTGTCAGCCTTCCGCACTTACCTACTGCGACATATCCAGTCTTGTGACTCTCCTTTACGTATGCTTTTACTTCCGCCTGTAACTGCCTGCTGAAAAAGAACCTCCGGTACTTGTTTCCCTTTCCCTTTAGAGTGACTTCACCGGAAATGATGTCATCCCACTTGAATTGGAAGAACTCGCTTACCCTAGCCCCGGTTGTAGCCAGTATCTTGATGAAGAAGTACCTGTCCCTGTTAGGACAAGTTTTCAAATACTCAAGCAGCCGGTTGTATTCGGCTTCTGTCGGAACATTCTCCGTATTCAACTCCTTCTTGAACTTTGGGCGCTTCAACTCTATCGGCTTCTTCATCCATTTGCTGAAACGTTCAAGTGCGGTAATACGTAGGCGTATTGTTCTGGGAGACAATCCCTCATCCTCTAGCATCCGTACAAAACGCTTGTAATTGTCAACTGATACCTCGTTGGCGTATTCGAAATATTTCTTAATTGAAAATGAATATATTTCAATAGTGTGTGGAGAGTAATCTTCATCCTGCGTAAGGTAATACACAAATTCATTCATCAGTTTCATGTTCTTTTCAGAAACATCGCTTAGCTTCTCCAGAGGTTTAACTGATTTCTCCTTTCGTGTGCGTGAATATCCAATACCAAGAAAATTAAGGAACCCACATAGAGCATCTTTAATGTATGGCTTATCAGATAATTCAACTGCATTTTCTCTGATATAAGCCTTGTATCCTTTACGGTTCACCTGATAATCACTTTCAAGGAATAACTTTACAGCTTTAATGCTTTTACCAATAACTTCATAGCTTTTATCGGTACTATACAAGTGGGATACGTATTCTATAAATATTTTTTTATTTACGTCTTCCATATCAGTTCCATTTTTGAGGCCGGTTGTTGATTCTTTCTAAGTATGTGGCTATCTTCTTTTCCGCATCCTCACCATCACGCACGAAAATACGTGTATACGTTTTGTCTCCAGGAACCGAAACATATCTTCCATGCTTTTCACGTTCACGCTGCTGGTAAACCTTGATTTCTGTACCATTTGGATTCTTTTCCAGATCAATCTTTTTTGAAACATTCTCTTCACGGCTATCAAAACAGCTTTGGCCGTACATTTCTTTTCTCATAATTCTTTCTTTATTGGTTTGACTTTTAATAAATATGCCACGACAAAGCGTGGCATATTCTTACATGAGACCATCAAACAGTCCCTTTTCCCTGGGATTCAAAGATTCATATTCATCTCTGAAAAATTCCTCTTTTGTCCGTCCCATCTTCTTTCCTCTTCTGGTATGTACATCGAATGTATATGAAGGAATTGGTATCGGATTTTGCCTTACATCTTCCAACCATTCATCAGCATCTATCAGAAGTTTGTCGTAAATGAAGTTCTGCAAGTGATCCGCGTCCCTACATTTACGACACTCGCATAGAAGTATTACTGCCTTGCTGACAAATATTCTACCCTTTGGCTCCTTGCTTCCCTTGTTAACCAGTTCATGACCTTGCCACAAGGCTTCAATCTCTTTCGTTATCACACCGTAACAATCCTCAGCACTTATGGTAAAAAGTCTCTTCCATACATAGTCCCTATATCCACTAGTCCACAACTCAAGAGCAAAATATCCGGCAACCGCCGCATCAGCTCTCCTTATCGCCTTCTGCATGGCTGAAGAAACCTCAAAAAAATCATATCCTCTAACGGTTCTTATAAGCATATAGCATTGACTTTTAGTTTATTACATCAGTAAAATTAAATCAGAATGACAAGTTTTGCAAACAGAAACTTCGCCATTTTTACGCCATTTATCAATACTTGAACTTACACGTTATATTGTACTGAACAAGCTGCTTGGTCCTGTCTTTACCGTTATTGGTAGTTCCCTTGAGATTGATGCTGTCGCCGAAATGTTTCTTTATAAGCATTATCGACCTCTGTTCCTCAGCCTGATTCCTGAAGGCTGCCAGTCCTCCGGAGTTGACGAATGTGGATTTCTGCTCGAAGTTGTATCTTAGGTCAGTAAGTATTCTTCTTTCCTTGTACTTCATGTAACAGGAAATCCAGAAATCCTCCTTAAGCCTGAGCTCTTCATTCCACCATGTGTTCTTGTTGTAAAACACGCCATAAGAACATCCGGTTATCATCTTTGACAACGATAGAAATGCAGTTTCATCGTACATGACCGGAGATATTCGTGCAGTAAATCCGAACAGATGTACATCCAGCATCTGAGCAATCTCGGCAAGATTGAATATTATACGCGTTATCTCGTTCTTATCCTTAATCCTCGACGGTTCTCCTTTTTCTACACATATAGATTTGCATGAGTGAACATCATCGTCAAGCATGAACAAGTTTCCGAAATGCTTAGCCATCCAGTTACGTTTGGGGATGAGTCCTACAACATCGTCCGGATGAGTGACTATCTCACAATCTGGATTGAACTGTCTGTATAGGTCCGCCTGGCTCTCTGCCACACAGATTATCGGGTCGTTCACCAGCTTTTTAGCGAACACCCTGTCATGTCGCTTATGACTTGGTATTACGATTCTCAATTGCATGGCGTACATCCTTAATATCAACTACATTGCTTTTGCTCACTTTACCGGTCTTGTAACTCTGCATGTGCTGCATGTCAAGTGCTTCACGTAACCAGTTGCTATCCACTTCACTAGCCGACATAATGATGAATAGCTCATATTTTTCATCATACTTGGGTATAAGTGGATAAACAGCAGTTTCATCCGTTATGGCTTCGAAACGCTCCTTGAATTCGTCCTTTTCAGGTTCCGGAGCAAACTCAATACCCCAGTCCTGAAGTTCAGACTTATCCCAGTCGTTCATCATCACGTCCATATCATTCTCACCGAATGACACGTTATCCTTTGTCGCATATTCACGCAGCTTCTTTACAGGAGTCTCAGGATTTAGAACCTTGCAAGGAAGTTCCTTGTACCCAAGTTCCTTGCAGGCCCTAAGTCTTAAATTACCGCACACTACAATGTATCTTTCTCCTACAGGATAGACAATTAGTTCACGAAGATTAAGCATCTCAGGACTGTCCTCTATGCTTTTCTTCATTGCATCATAACGGTAATCCCTGAAGAACCGGGGATTTTTCGGAAGGCCATCAAGCTGGCCCTTATTGAAATCCAGCAAACTGATCTGGATTGTTTTGAAATCAAATTCTGTTGTCATATACCAACTATTTAAATCAACAACACTAATAATCAACATCACACAATAGCCGGAACATCACTTAGTCAACGCGGTATGAATTAAACTCAACCTTATCCTTCAATAGTTGTTCGATGTCATTGCATCCTATCTTCTCAAGATAGGTAAGCGTAGCTATTATGACATCTGCGGCTTCTTCCTCACGTTCACTCCAGGATGGTATATGATTGCTTCGCTCCTTACCAGCTTCAGCAAGTTCCCTCCATTCTGACGATATGGCCAGCACTACGGCTTTAGGAGAAGTAGTTTCTGTCATTTTTTTTCGCTTCAACGCTATATCAAAACATCTTTTTGCAAGTCTGTTTAACGTAATCATAATTATCTAAGTTATTGTTATCGGACTATATATCAATTAAGCAAATGATTCAGGGCGAATGAATTTTCTCCATAATGGTTGTTAAGGTTAAACAAAAGAGGAGTCTAAATGACTCCTCCGTATTCTAATTTACTGCTCACTTTCAAGTTCCTTAAGTCTCTCATTCATATTCTCTTCCTTCTTGGAGTATGCACTTTTGAGTTTTGAAGTCATCTCATTGTACTTTTCAGGATATTGCTCGCTGAAAAGCATATTCTGCAATTCCTTCAACTGACTGTCATACATTACAGAAGCTTCAGATAATTTTGTACGAATAAATTCTCTGTACCATCTGTTTCTATCCTTAGCATTATCTGTAACATATTTCACCATATCCATCTGACCTGTTTTCAGTCCTATTGAATTAAGGAACTGATACCCACAATTCTTCAACACCAACACATCCAAAATTGTCTGCTCGTTCAATGTCATTCCATCGGATTTGCTTGTATAGTCAGTCATATCATCTGCCCATTTACGCATGGTTTCAGTTGACTTCTCAACCATGAGTTCCTTATTGCGCTTAATCTTCTGTCTGATATTCTCTGCCTCAATCTGCTTTGATACAGTACAAGCACCTTTAACAGATGAAGATTTCTTGAGATAATAAAAAGAAACCTTGAATTCAGGTCTTCTATAATTAAGTACCTCAATACATCTATACAACTCATTATTTTCGAGCTTCTCTGCAATCCTTTCATCACCCTCATTATACCAGCATTGATGGTCGAATACGTTATCATACACTACCTCAAAGCCCATATCATTGTACATCCTAACTGCATCTTCCTTTCTCTTCTTCTCATTTTCATTATCCCATGATTTTGGAGATTCAATTAGAATGACTGATTTTCCGAATGTCAGCGGCTCTCCCTTTTTAACAAGATTGTCAGCCTCCTTCATGACACGGTATTTGACATATTCCTGCTGCTTCTTCTCGAAACATTCACGATTAATGCACTTCTGTTCCTTTCCTTTCATTTCATAGAAAAGGCACCCATGATTTGCCGTATTATTGATGCATCCGGAACATGATGGAATCGAATCACTGAAATTATCCTCAGAAAAGAACTGTGCCTTATCAATAACACAGAACAAGTCATCAATATATTCCTTTATATCAGATATGCTTGCAGCACTCTCACCATTCACGTTCTCATTATAGAATTCTTTCTGCGCATCTATATCGAGTTTAGCCAGCAACATTGCTCCTGATATTGGGATAAGTTCCTGTCTTAACATATCTATAAGCTCAGGAATAAGCCCTTTCAGCTTAACTCTGTCCTGAATGAATCTGATTGACTTACCGAATCTGACAGCAATGTCCTCAACCGCATTTCCGTTTTCAAGAAGCAAGGAAAATGCTATCGCTTCCTCAACAGGATCTACATCCTGGCGCTGCAAATTCTCTGTTATCATAGCGTCGAAAGCCTGTTCGTCAGTCATTTCCCTTACTATGCAAGGTATTTCATTGTACTTGTCAGATTTTTTAGCCAGCATATTCCATGCTCGGAAACGTCTTTCACCGCATACAATCTCGTACCTCGGTTCTACAGATACAACCTCGCCGGTTTCTTCATCAATATGTGTTTCTTCATCGCTGATTTTCCTGACTGTGATAGGCTGTAACAAGCCCTGTTCTTCAATATTCTGAGCGAGTTCCTCAATCTTCGCTTCATCAAAAGTTTTACGAGGATTCATAGGTGACGTCTGTATGAGCATAACCGGAAGTTTTTGAATTTCTGCCATAATTTTATATTTATTGGTTTGACTTTTAGTTTATTACATCAGTAAAGATAGTTCAGAATGACAAGTTTTGCAAACAGAAACTTCGCCATTTTATAGCCTTTTAATCACTGAAATAAATTCACGTTCAACAGTCTTTTCAAACGCATTCATCTTATCCATGCTAACACGTACAATACAATGTCCGTTAACTGTAAGATGGACATTGTACCATTCAAAATGACTACATATCTCATCCTTTTTCCTAAGCCCTTTTTTGTTGAACTTTATTTCATACACCCTTATGTTTGCAGTCATACTCTTCAAGCTGTTTTTTCAGTCTTTCAAGTTTCTTCTCTTTCATGAAGGAAAGTATATCATCAGATCTACGGAGCGCTTCCTGTGCACTCTTGTCTCCATGTGATGCCAGAACCTTCAATTGTTTGCGGTAATCATCATAATACAACCCAGATTCCTCCTGAACTCTTACCTTATGCTCATTGTACGATATTACGTCAGCCTTAGCGCATCTCTCACGATTGTATTGATTCAGCCATCCCATGATAACAGAGCCATCCAGACGATTATATATCTCTCCGTATCTACCCTTCATAGCATTTCGGAAAGCCAACTTCAAATCATCAATCTTGAAATACGGATATTCCTCGATAATTAAATCAGTTGTAATGGCTACCTGTGAATCATTCATTGTATTTGACGCATTGAAGAAATCCACAACCTCCGACAGCAATATCACAACAATTGCACGTGCATGATTTTCTCCGAATTCCATGGCAACTTTTACAAGTGCCGGCACTGATGATGAAAAAACATCATCGATACTCTTAGGTTTCAGAATCTGTAAGTATTGCTTCGGCGAGGCCTTTAAGACGGCTAACTGATTCCTTTCTGCCTCCTGCCGTATTGTTATTTCGTTTTTCGTCATAATTACCCTCCAATATCTTAGTGAAGTTTCCAGCCTTGAAAATCCAGTCAAAATCGCACTTCCAGTTTCTGTCGTTACACCCTAAAAGAAATGGACTGGCAGCCACCTTCTTCAATACGGTGAATACAGTTTCCTTGTCGTACTGGGCTATTCTTGCCTTGACAGCCTTGCGCCTTGCTTCGGTCATGTTCACGACCATTGACAATTTACCGTTGAAAGTAGTATTGAAGTATTCCTGCAATCTGACAAAATCAACATGCTCTATTTGCGGATGAGGATTCAAAGAAAGCTCGTCTTTCTTTGTATCTCCTTCTGGAGATATTTCTTTATCATTTTCTTTACTTTTCTTTACTCTACTTTTCTTTACTTTACTTTGTGTACTTCTGACATCAGAAACTTGGTTTTTGACGTCAGAAACTATTTTTCTGACATCAGAAACCATATATTCTTCAATGTACTCAATTTTTTCTCTCTTGTAAACCGCGGACTTGAATCGCTTCTGAATACCTAACGAGGTAAGTACATTATGCTTATTGTATATGTCCTGGTCAAAAAAATCAACTTGCAGAGCCTTCAATATAACTTCCTTTACAGCGCCCTCGGAAACCCCAACAGTGTCAGCAATAACAAAAGGCAAATCTTCATCCCACAAAATGTAATACCCTTTATCCTTGTAGATATTACACAGCAGGCAGATTAGTATGGAAGTAGCCTGTGAACCGCATGCCCTTGCAATCTTCCTGATTTTTATGTCTGAGAAAAAATCAACATCAAATGGGAAATAATCAATTCCCTGCTTGTTTGGTCTGGCCATAAGTACCTCCTACTTTCAGAACTCAATCGGAGTTACCTCATATTCGATACGTGGTTCCTTCTTGTCGATGAACTTCTGAATGTCTATTTGAACACAATATCTGTCATTATCAATCGTCTTGGTCTGCTGCAGGCAATCAAGAAGAATCTTAAGAGAATTGTCCAGATCCGGTCGGTTACTTGAATAATATATCTTTGCTTTCAGCTTGAAATATCCCTTTACCATCCTACCACGTTCCGGACACTGGATATAGAAATTCTTTTCATATTCAGTAAGAACCTTCTGTTTGGCCAGCTTTGCATGACCACCGACATTTACTATCTTATAACAGTTACTCTTACTTGGTATCTTCCCTCTTATCACATACATAATCTATAGTATTACATTGGTTAATTGTTTCCCGTTTGTCTTTATCATCCATTTACCTTTTTCCGGCTGCTCAATCCTCAAATCCTCTACCTTACCGAATGTTTTAATGTTTCCACACAGGTCAACCACCCAACCTTCCTTCCCTGGGTATGGCCGGATAACACGACCTATCATCTGATAGTATAAAGCAAGTGACATCGTAGGCCGGCAAAGAACGATTGTATCCAACTCTGGGTAGTCAAATCCAGTAGTGAGGACACCGCAATTAGCGACAACCCTTATCTTTCCGGACTTGAAGTCTGACAAGATCCGTTCACGTTCTTTCTTAGGAGTCGTTCCACTGACCACTGCACTGTCTGGTATCTCATGGGTTAGCATTTCAGCCTCCTTTACAAACCTCGTGAACACCAGTATTCCACGTCTCGGTATTCCACTCTTAGGAGCCAGCAGCCTTCTTACCATGCTAATCAGATAGCCATACAGGTCAACACGTTCAAATTCCTTTGAAAGACTCGCTTCATCGAAGTCAGCACCAGTTGAATTCCTTCTGACATTCACAAGTTCTATTTTTGTCAAGTCGTAATACTTCAGTTTGGTAAGGAATCCTCTTGCAAGCAGTTCGCTCACTTGACAATAATAGATTACGTCCGAAAAAACTCTCGGTCTTGTACGCGTAAGGAATTTTAGCATCGAACCGTTCATCGTGCTGCACAATCTATAAGGAGTAGCAGTAAGTCCGATAATACGTCTCTCAGCAGCTGCGAAGAAATCAGCATACATTCCTTCTGTCGGGTTAACCAAATGGCATTCATCAATAAGAATATACCTGAAATGCTTGAAATCTTCCATGTGATTATATACGCTACCGATGGTGGCGAAGGTAATTCTGTTTATATCCTTTCTCTTGACAGAGGCAGAATAGCATCCGGCATCAAATATTCCGTATGTCTGCAACTTTGCGAAGTTCTGTTCCAGGATTTCCTTGTTAGGCTGGAACACCAGCAACGGTTCATTCAGCCTTGCTGCTATGTCAGCTATGATGAGGCTTTTCCCGGCACCGGTAGGCAATACCATAAGATAATTTCTACCGTTTTTCAGTTTGTAGTGCGATATTGCTGCGTTACTGGCTTTCTGCTGGTAATCTCGTAATTGAAACTTCATATACTTAATATTCCTTTATGAACTTTTTCGTGACAGGAAGCACACAGAGTGACAAGGCAATCAAGGTACTCAAGTTCCTTTCCAACAATTGAAACACCATTTACCTTATATCTCTTGTGATGCACTTCCAAAGGATAGCGTGCTCCGCAAATCCTGCACTTATGCCCATCCCTTAACCTCACATTCCTTGCAACCTTTTCCCAATATGGATTGTTAAGAGAACGTGCATAATTGGACTTGCGGCCACGCTTATGCTGCAATCTACTCATCACCTACAGCGTCATTGAATTCTTCTTCACCCATAACTTCACCATCATTATCTGGAAGCATGTCATGTTCCTTGTCAAACTCTTCATCAGAAGGTTTCTCAGGAGCAGGGAAGTCAAGACCGAACAGCTCCATCATTGCTACACGGTTCTTATCTTCCTGAGCCCACAATGATGATTTATCGTAGGATGGAATCTTTTCAGATTTGGCCAGTACGACCTTACCGTTAAGAATGGAATAATACAGGAAATACCCATTCAAAGCGATACGGAATGTCTTTGTAGCCGGAAGTTTCTTTTCATCCGTTCCTTCCTGTACTTTTGCAGCGTAATCCTTAATCTGCTTGCTCAATGAATTCAACCTTTCCTCAGCATCCGTCTTGATTCGTTTGGCTTCCTCCTTAGCGTTCAACAAAGCATTCTCAGCTTCAGGAAGCTCCTGCTCTACAAGCTTGCAGTATTTCCCACGAAGGTCCGATTTCTCCACATCATCCATGTAACGCAGCGCCATCTCGTTCTCAGGGAACAAAGCATTGAAGTGTTCATTCACTGCCTTAAGGATGTCTTTCTCACTCTCAGCTTTCTCAAAATGCAGTTCCAATGGAAACTGTTCCCGAACTGCTTCCGGAAGAACAAATTTCAGTTCCTCAGGTTCGTAATCTTTAATTATTGCCATATTAATATTTGTTTTCGTACTCGGCTGCAAATGCCGAATAATATTGGTCTGTAGGTAACGGTAGCTGTATTCCGTATTCTGTCATTATATCAGTCTTGACGGCATCCAGGAAATGTGACATCTCCATTGTGCTAAGTCCCTTTGTGCCCCTTGCAAGTTCCGTCCTCTCACCTTTCGGGGTGATAACCATCTTCGTAAGGAATTTCTTACAATACAGGTCATGTATCGTTTCCACCCCTTCCTTTGTACTCCAGTACGCTTCACCGGTGAACTCACGTAAGGCACCACCCACGCATCTGAACCACATCCACATGAGCGCGTTCTGGTCAAGCGTCCTGGGCTTAGTCTTTCTCTTGATGGTAAGAGTATATTCACCATTACGGAGAAGGCTTAGCATGAAGTTGAAATCCTTGTCCATGGTAGCCTTCCCGTCTTTCTTAATAATTGTAGCCTCCATAACAATCAGAACGGTAAATCATCACTTGGAGTCCCTGATGGTAATGGAGCGTTCGAAGAATTATTCCGTGAACTACTATCCTGTGAACCACTCTTAGATGTTGAAAGAATCTCCATGTTATCTGCGAATATCTCTATAATATATCTCTTCACCTTACTGTTATCCTCATAACTTCTGGATCTGATTTTACCTTCGATAAAAACCTTGTCTCCCTTGTGTAGATATTTACCTGCAACCTCAGCAAGCCCCTTCCATAGTACAATGTTGTGCCACTCTGTCCTGTCCGGTACCTGAGTACCATTCTGCAACGTGTATCCCTTTTCCGTCGTTGCCAGTGTGAACTGGCAGACTTTTGTTCCGGAATCAAGCGTTCTTACATCAGGGTCCTTTCCAAGATGCCCTATCAGCATTACCTTATTAAGCATTTTCTTCCTCCTTTCTTAATGTGATTCTTATAGATGCAGCAGTTTCAGTCTCCTTGATGTACTGTTTATACAACTCGGGATGCTAAGATTGAAACCTCTTAGTGTCGAAAGATTTTTTGATTCCTGCAGGTGTTATGGTAGCTTTCAATACACCTGTGTCCCACGACTTGACATCGTGTTCAACCATTGCGCGTTTCAACGAATCCTTGAAACCGTCAATGAACGGCTGTATTCTCTCAACTTCCGCTACAGCTTCAAGATATTTGTTTATCACGTCCTTTGGCAATAGCTGTACTTCATCCTGCTTGTGTTCAAGTGCAGTTTCAGTATCAAGGTAACGTGTTCCCTCAATCTCACACTGCAACAGCCTTTTGACCTCCACGTCAGATTTCCGGAAAAGTGGAATAAGTTTTGATTTTTCATTGTAGAGCCATACACCAAACAGAGCATCTACTTTAAGATGTGGGTTAAGTAGTTCAAAGAAATACGCATAAATAGACAACTGCCATGCAAGATATTCCTCATCCAGTGCATAAGTAGTCTTTACATCTACCAGAGCAATCGTTTCATTCTTCTCCCACACACAATCAATATTGGAAGCAAAGTATTCTCCATCAGATACTGTATATTCGTTCGCAAGTGCATTATACCCTGCACCAGTCCTAAGAAGCAGATAGTTCATTGCTTCCTGACTTTCAGGCTCAAATCCTGTTGTATCAACAAACTGGCATTCGTGATGAACTCTTGTACCTCTATCTGCTGCCCTTTCAAGTATATACTTTGGAACATCCTTGTACTTATCCGGAAATAATTGTCTTTTAATCATTCCCGTTATTCCTGAAAGCTGCTTGTCGCCCAGGAAATAGGTGTGGTTCTCTTCATTGAAAACCACACCTGACTCAACTAATTCTATCATTCTGGATATTTTTTACACATTTCCATTGTTGCATTTCTGAACTCCAAATTCTGCTGAAGTGCTGGATACTTCTTCCAAACTTCGTTAATGGCATATCTGCTCTGACATGCATTCACTTCAGCAACAGCATCTTTCAGTTGTTTCCCGGTGAACACTTTAGGATTTTTCTGCTGAGGCTGCTCAGACTTCTTTTCCTTTGGCATAGGGAACTGGTATCTTATCACACCATTGTTGTCTACAATGATACATTTACTAACCTCTCTGTTCTTGTCATACTCAATCTCACTTACAGAGAACTTAGTATAAGTAGAACATTTTCCCGAAGTGCTCTTAAAGATTTCGTTTGGTTCAAGTTTTACCCAAATAAAAGGTGCCGAGTAAAGTTCTCGACCAATCCCCCAGTTGAATCCGGCACGCTTGAATGCATCGGAAGCCTGACCTTTCTCCTTTTCCGTATTGGATTCAGTTCCGACATCCTGCTTGCTCACCCATTCCTTTTTCTTTTCATCGTAGATTGATATGGTGCAGAATAGGTTTCCGTTCACAACTTCGTGGTCTCTCTTCCAGTTCATTGGTCCGAACACCTCATCAAGAAGTCTCATATCCACACGGGCATCCTTGTACAGCAACAATGTGCATCCTTTCTCATTGATTGTACCTATTCGGCATTCAATCTCGTTTGCTCTCAGGGTTCTTATGTTCACAATTTTGTCAGAAAGTGTCTGTTGCACTTCTTTTTCTTCCTGTTTTTCTTCCTGATTATCTTTTTCAGGAACGTCTGTTTTAGCTTTTCTTTCAGCCATAATTAAAATATTAATGGTTTGATTTTTAGTTATTTACATCTGTAAAGGTAGTTCAGATAGTCAAGTTTTGCAATCCGAAACTTCGCCATTTTTACGCCTTAACCTTTGTTCTCATTATGATAAATAAAACCCTGGGGCGTATTCCCCAGGGCACATCACACACAATCAATCCTTTCCGATTTCGCGTTACATTTCAGATAGAGTCAACGGCTAACCGATGCTGCGCGGATGAAACCCTGCGCTATCTTCGCCCTACTTTCGGATTTAATAACGGATTTTCTTTCTTCTTTTTAGGTTTCTTGTTGTAGTATGGCATATTATTTAAATCCCCATTCTTTCATGTAGTCAATATTTTCAGGAAATCCCTCTACCGATTTAGGACTAAGGAATATTTTCTCACTTTTCAATGGAGTGCCTCCCCATATAGTAGCAGGACATTCTTCATATTCTTCTTTAGAAACTTCACTCACACTAAAGCGTGGTTGGAAACCATATCCCATTACGCTTTCTCCTAAGTAACTACCAAACTTCTTTAAAGCCCATTGAAATGCGATTTCTTCACTGAATAATCCATTTTTAGAAAGGACTGCTGCATATATTCTATGCATATAGTATCCTGTTTCAGTTAAATCAGGGCTGCAACGGATACAGAAATAGGAAATATTTCGCAAAATCTCTTTCACATACGCTTCATGCTTCTTGCATTCTTCTTCTGTAAGAAACTCTTTTCCATCATTAGCAATGTAAACAGTCTTAGTTATTTTTTTCGTTTCCATATTCTTTATTTTTGAGATTATTTGTGGGCACTACGGGAATCGAACCCGCATCTTCGACTAACAATAGAGATTTCTAACACTAACAAACAAACATGGAATGGAATTATGCCGATGTTCTACCATTAGACCAAGTGCCCAGAAAAAATAGTACGGACGACTTTCACAAGCCAGTCCGTACACCAAGAAATTAAAACGTAAACATTTATGTAGAAAATAACCACCTTCACAGGCTTTTAGACTTGTTCCTTTTTTTATGCCTCTTCTTGTACGAACAGTACCTTAACACATCAGCACCATTGCAGAACCATTTTCCGTTCTGACAATCTGCCTTCTTCTCAGCACGTATCTTACCGCTCTCAACAAGCTTTTCCAACCGGTTCTCGGAACCGACTATTCCTGATGCCTGAGACTTGCTGAACTTTATTCCTTCCATTGCAAGAAGTATGTTCTCAAGAATCATTCCTGCTGTATTATCTGACAATATTGTAGTCATAAACTTCCCATTTAATTCGAACACCATCAGCTAACACGCGTTACAATTATTACTCCCTTTTCACGATCTGAAATGCAAGTCCATTTCATACCATTACGTCTCTCCTTATCAAGACGGCAAGTTATCGTATTCATGACCGTAATCTTCTGGTCAATATTGAACACCTCATCACTGCCAACCTTCATGTTACGAAGGGTAGCAATAACAGGTTTTCTTTCAACTACTTTTTCCATATCTCCTTCCACGTTACAACATTCAAGTTAAACGAACACACAACAAATATTACGCACACAAGCGTCCAGAATCCCTGCAACTTTCCCTGAGTAGAAAGTGCGCTGTACAACAAGCCCAAAGAGCAGGATGTTACGGCCAATGACCAGATAAACGGTGCCAGTATTTTAAAAGACAATATGGCAAACCAGATATATGACAAAATTCTCATAACAACTAAATTTTAATTCGCTCCGAGAGACGGATTCGAACCGCCACCTGCACCCAAAATCTTTATGCCCTCAGACTGGTGCCGTTCTGCCATTAAACAACCTCGGAATAGAACTGGAGAAGGGAGTCGAACCCTCACATCAACGATAATCATTATTGCATTCATCTATTTTTTATAACCCAGTGTTGCGCTCTACCGTTAAGCTACTCCAGCTATATCATATCGTAAAACCTATTACAATAGGCCGAATTGCTACAATTCTACACTCTGTCGGACCGCCCGTTATCCACGGTGAATTACTATACCATACCAGTATGTCCGTCAGCCAAAAGATGTCAAGGAACTCTTCTCTATTGTTCCCGGATAGGCGGTCAGGCCACACCGGGATTTGATTTGTCAATCACCGAAAATACTCATTCTCATCTCTTCCTTGGAAGTGAAAAGTTCTTTCTCGGAATAAGTTACAAATGATTCATTGGATAATTCCTTTCCTTTTGGAACCACCATGTAATAGCAGTTATTCTGCACTCCATCGGAGTCCACAGAGATATTTATCCCCTTGATTGTTTTCTCTTCAGCCTTCATTCCTATAAGTGTCCAGACTTTCTGTCCTGGCTGATACTTGGTTGGTTTAATTTCCATAATGGTTTTGACTTTTAGTGAGGTTTTTATTACGCAAATTTGTATCTCAAATAATCGGCTTCACTTGCAAAGCCGGGGTCAACGCTGCTGAAATCATCATCATTTTCAATGTGGCTTTCAGAAACTTTGAGTTCATTTTCAAGAAAACTTATGAAATCTTCCTTGCTGTCGTCTGTATTGAAGTAAGATTGCATCTCTTCTTCTGTCATAGACTTTGCTTTTTCGATGTCAGCTTTAAGACTTTCAGCTTCATTTTCGTAGAAAAATTCATCAGTTTTCATTTTCAATTATTCGTTTTAATTTCTATTTTTGTATGTGTGATTGATTGTATTGCAAAGGTAATCCATTTTTGGATAATCGCAAATAATAACATCGTATTTATAATCCATTTATGGATAATTTAACATTTATGTAGAATTGATATGGTCGAAAGAATTAAAGAATTAATAGCCTATACTGGATTATCGGATAGAGCTTTTGCCTTAAAATGTGGATTAAAGCAAAATACTTTCAGCAGACAATTAAATGGATTGAATGAAGTCAGCACACAAACAGCATTAAGCATACTTTCAACTTTCCCTGAAATCTCGGCAGAATGGCTTCTTCGCGGTAATGGAGAAATGCTGCTGACATCTGAACAGCCAACTGCTTCAAACGAAAACGACAGATTAAGCAAGCTGATTGACACAATAGCCTTCCAGCAGGACACAATCAACAACCTTCAAAGAAGAATCAAGGAACTGGAAGCGGAACTGATAATAGCTAATAATGAACGTAAAATAGGATAATATGAAAAGATTTATTTTTATCGCACTTGCACTTATTATTAGTACAGTTGGACTTTATGCAGAAAATTATATTTACTGCGAACTTGTTGGAACTACAAAACTAATGAGTAACAAAGTTAAAGTTCAAGTTGACTATGGCCAGGAAACGTCTTTCTGGAAAGGTATATCATATATGAAAGACGAAAACGGGAAGAATATAGAATTCAATTCTATGGTTGATGCAATGAACTACTTCGGAAAACAAGGATGGGAATTTGTACAAGCTTATGCAGTAACAATGGGAAATCAAAACGTATACCACTGGCTATTGAAGAAAGAAGTATCTGAAGAAGAATTAAACAAGGCCCTGGAAGTAGAAAAATAACTATACGATAAATATGCCAGATTTAGAGATTAAAGAAATAGAAAAAGGGTTACCAGGCATAACACCAACTGCAGCAGGACAGCTAAGTGAAGCATGCATGGTTTGTCTACATAGGTCTAATCATCCAGAAAATGTAACAATGACATTAACTGGAGATTTTAATAAGGACTATAATATAATATGGGAAGACTCATTTAATGAGCAAATTGACCGGACATACCAAGATCAAGAATATACCACAGAACATGGAGCTATATGCATATCAGCTCTACTTGCAATAAAAGAAACTGATTACACAATAATCGAGCGTTCAAGAAAAGGAACAGGATTTGACTATTGGTTAGGATATAAAGATGCGATTCCATTTATGAAATCTGCAAGACTTGAGGTTTCTGGAATTTTCAAAGGAGGACAAAAACCACTTGAAACAAGATTCAAAAAAAAGATTAAACAAACGAACCAATCAGATTCTATTAATATACCTGCATATATATCAATTGTTGAATTTAGTACACCAATTGCTAAATTTGCACAGAAGAAATAGTTATGGATATAAGAATACTACATAATGAAGCAATGGATTTAGCAGACAGAGCAGATCTATGCAAACTTAGAAAGGAAACCGATGAGTCCTTAAGGCTGTATGAGCTTGCTTTTGAAAAAGAAAGGAAAATAGCAATATATGCTCGAGAGAATCGTATAGGTGAGCCAACAGAGTCTGTACTAATCAGAAGTGCTGCAAGTCTCGCTTACAATGCAAAGCTATACAGAGAAGCCGAAAAAATGATAGCATATGCCTTATGGGAAGAACCACCTTTTGAAATAGCAGAGGAACTAAGAGATTTACTTGAAATGGTAAACTTTGAAAGACACATGCAAGTGAAAGGAGTAGAACTGCAGGAAGGAGAAATACAACTCGTTATTTCCGGAAAAGGAGTAAGTAATGGAATAGCCAAGAGCGAAGAAGTCTTAAATAGAATAAACAATTTTGTAAAACTCACAGAAAGAACAATTGAAAGAACAGCAGGAAAACCTTTTAGAAAGAACGGTCAAATATCAAAAGAGTTAAAACCATACTGTAACTCATTTTTATCAGCATTAAGGCCTGCGAGTCTTGCATTTACAATAAAATTTTCAAAAGACAAAGATACACCAATACCAGGTTTTAACAGCTTAGAACACGTCATTGAGGATATTACAACAAACATAGCACTCATCGACGATGATAATATGGAGGCTTTGAAAGCAAACATACCTGATGAATCATACAGAAGTAACTTTATAGCACTAACTAAAGAACTTGCACCTGACGGAGAAGAAGTATCACTATTTGGTATAACATCAATAAATAATGGAGTACAAAAGAGAACTTCACTTCAAAAAAGCAGAAAAAGCATGATTGAATCTATCAAAAAGAATATTGAAAACGATGAACCCCAATCTACACGTAGAAATTCAGAACTGATTGAGATAAAAGGAATGCTAACTGCAGCAGATGCTATAGGCCAAAAAGTAAAAATTTATACAGAAGATAAAACTATACAACTATTTGTACCAGACGGGTTGTCAGATATAGTAAAAAGCTATTGGGAATCTGAAGTTACCGTCAGATATAGAACAAAATCAGGTAAGAAATATTTAGAAACAATAGATGGTATTTAAACCATCTATTACAACATATTCCACTTTTATTCCAGTCAGCTAAAAGTCAACATTTATAATTAATTGATTTTCAACAGGAAGTATCACATTCACAAGATTAAGTCTAGTTTAGTTTTTGTGTTGTGATACTCCTGCTGAAAGTGTTCAGCAGGAGTATCTTTTTTTCATCTGTTTCAAACAAAAAAATATGTTTATTAACAAAAACGGAGGAGAAGGATGTTAAAAAACAACAACTTCCGCAAAATGCTTATTCTTACAAATTGTATGACAGAAT